TTAATTTATGAACCTATAATCAAAGTATTATTGTATAAGCTTAAAATTTAATTATTGCTGTCGATAGCAAATAACCACTTAGAGAAATCTAGGTGGTTTATTATAAAAACTAATCACTAAAACAAAAAAATTATGAAAACATTATTATTATTTATTTTAAAACTAACATTATCATATACTGCAATATATGGATTAGGTTATTTTTTAACAAACGAAGTTAACCCAATGATTTGGAGTATTTCAGCTAAAATTTGGTTTATACTATTTTTATTATTAACAACTTATACAAATATTGAAGATTTATGACACTAATATCGAATAAACAAACTATTAAACAACTTAATTCACAATTAAGTGTGTTAGAAGGTAATCGTAAAGCTTTAAATATTCAATGCGCTCAAATTCAACAAAATTTATCTGAAAATAAAAAACAAATTAATATTCTTGCTAACAATATTAAAAAACTAGAATTACAAGAATCTCAAGAATTAAATGTTACAGAACATGCATTACTGAGATATTGTGAAAGAGTTTTAGATATTGATATTGAAGAAATTAAAAAAGAATTACTTTCAGATAATACTAAAAAATTAGTTAACACATTAGGTTCTACTGGAGTTTATCCTTATAAGGAATTTAAACTTAAAATTATTAATAATTCAATTATAACCCTTTTAAAATAATCTATTATGAACAAATTACTTGATCAATATTATCGCATGCTTTACTTCTGTAAAGGTAAACCTACTACATTAGGTCAAATGAGTAATTGGGAATTACAAGGTATTTTATTACTTATTACTAAATATCCTCAAGGATTATTAAATGGTTATTCTAAAGAATTATATGTTGAAGCTGTTAATTACATTATTCAATGTAGAGCTAATGCTAAAAATCAAAGAGTAACTAACATTGAAACTATATATGCTAATAATGCATTAGAAAGAGCTAATAAACTAGCTGATGCAATATTAATATGTATGTTAAATACTGAAAAACAATATAAAAATAAATTAATATTTACTTAATATGGAATTAAATGATATAATAGGTGGAAAATATTATGCTGCACATTATATAGGTGAAAATCACCCTACAATTATTAAAGCTTTACATGATAAATCTTTTAGACGTTCTACTGGTTTATATACAAGAAATAAAGAATTACAATATCGTTTTATTAAAAGTAATTCATTTGAATGTGAAAATCATATAAGATTAGCTACACTAGAGGAAGGTCATTGGTTAAGTTGTTGTATAAATAATGATAAATATATATCTTATAAAGAAGCAATGTTAACATTTGTAGACAAATCAATTAATTATCAACAAGATCCTGAATATAATAACATATTAATTAAATTATTAACAACATGATAAGAAATGAAGATTTAATTGAAAATACTTATTATTATTCAGAAAAGTATTCAGGTACACTAAATAATAATTTTATTTTAAAATATGAAAAAGATGTAACAAGTTGTTCATTTATTCCAGATTTTATGAATAAGAATTCACATGCTGATTTTCATAATGATGGAACTTTTAATCATAGAATTACAAGATTAGCAACAGATGAAGAAATACATTGGTTTAAAATATGTTTTGAAGCTAAATCCTATATTAAATATGAAGAAGCTATGAAAACATTTAATCAAATTAAACCTACAATCCAAGATGATCCTAATTTAGGAGAAATATTAATAAAATTATTAAATAATTAAAATGAAATTAAAAGATTGTAAACATGGAAAAGTATATTATTGGACAACAGGATATAATCATTCACACGGTTATTTAAATTTATTTCAAAATATACCAGGAGAATCTAATAATATTGAATGTTATATTACTAATGATATAAATCAAAAAAATAATAATGTTGATAGATTATTTTATAAAAATTCATCAAATAGCTCACCATATGATATTCGTGAAGCTACTCCAGAAGAAGAACATTGGTTGTTAACTTGTAAAGAAGCTAATACGTTTGTAGAATATAAAACTGCAATGTTAAGTTTTAGACAACCTAATGTAATAACTAAAGATAGTTCTGACATTAATGAAATACTAATAAAATTATTATCATGAAATTACCAAAATTAATTAATGGGGAAATATATTATTGCAATGTATTTAGTAATCCTTATTTGTTTAAAATGCAAAAAAATAAGTCAGATATTAAACATTTACAATGTAATAAAGAATATTTTTCAAATTGGGGATGGGATTTTTGGACTGATAGTACACTTACAGAAATTCAAATAGCTTCAGTAGAACAAAAACATTGGTTAAATGAATGTATTAAAATCAATGAATACATTTCATATGATGATGCAATGTTATCATTTACTTTAAATATCAAAGATGATCCTGAATTAGGAAATATTCTAATTAAACTATTAACTCAATAAATTATGAAAGGTCATAGACTAAATAAAAGACAACCATTGTCTGAAGCAATTAAACAACATGCTAAATTACATGCTAAATATAAAGAATATTCTTTAAAAACTATTCCAGAATTAGAAGAAATGTTACCATTATTAGGTGGTGGATATAAAGAAGTCTGTTTGTCTGTAATGAAAGAAAAGTTTGTAAATAACTTAAAAGATCAACAAACTCAAGAATTACCTGAAGGAGAAGCTTAATATGGAAAAGTTTGTATTACCAGAAAAATGGTTTATCAAAAGAACATTTGATAATGCTGATATTGTAAATGCTTGGATATGTAAAGAAAGAAATAATTCAAATGCTGCATTTTTAACTGATACCGCTACTGTTTTAAGTAATACTAAATATCATAGTTTTCCTGATTCAAATTATACTAATGGTTATACAGAATTAACATTTGAACAATTTTTAGAATATGTTATAAATAAAAAACCAATAATTCAAGATAGTACTGAATTAAATAAAATATTAATTAAATTATTAAGTTAATGGAATCTTTTAAATTACCTGAACAATGGGCTATTAAACAAAATCGTAAAGAAATAAATGATTGGTTAAATATTCATAAACAAACCAATTCAAATTATAATTCTGTAGATGGTATACATTTGGTACATTATCCTGAATATAATAAATGTCATTTATATAGTAAAATTAAACCTGGTTATACTGAAATAACTTTTGAAGAATTTGAAATTTATGTTTTAAAAACTAAAATATATATCCAAGATACAGAATTAAATCAAATACTTATTAAACTTTTAACTGAATGATAACAAAAGATAGAGTGTTAGAAATTATTAATTCTACTAATCCAGGAGAATTAGAACAAATACATGTTATAACCAGATATATTTTTGACAAAACTCAATCAGATATATCTGGTATTAATATAAATCCACCACAACATCAAGGTATGATTATATTAATGCATAATATGTATCAAACTGCAAAGCAACATTATAGAACTAATGGACAATGATGCATTATTAAAAGCTTTACAAAATATACCATCTAGTAAGTGGCAAAAAGTTATTTGTGATGTTGAAGTATATCCTAATGTATTTTTATTAGGTATACAAGATGTTGATACTAAAGAAAAAATTGTTTATGAAATATCAGATAGATTAAATGAATATAATGAAGTAGTAAAATTTGTTACTACTTTTAATCAATATTTAATAACATTTAACGGAATACATTATGATATTCCTATTTTACTGTATATTGTAAACAATAAATTAGAAGATGTTAAAGAATATCTTCAAAAATTAAAAGAATGGTCAGATTATATAATTAATAATGACTTTTGGTGGAATGATAGTGAATTAAAAAAATATAAATATCAAAACAGATGGATAGACATTGATTTATATTTATATTGGTCTAAAATGCTTAGACTTAGTAAAAAAATAAGCTTAAAAGGACTTGCTATTCAAATGAATTATCCTGTAGTACAGGAATTACCATTTGATCCTTCAATGAGCTTAAATCATGCTCAAATTGATGAATTAAGGCATTATAATAGTGTACATGATTTAAGTATTACTGATTTATTGTTTACTCAATTTACAGGTAAAGGAACTATTCCTTTAGGTAATTTAGGAACTGTACAATTAAGAGCTAAAGTTAAAGAGAAATATGGAATTAACGCAATGTCTTTTGATGCTCCTAAAATAGCATCTGAAGTAATGCTTTACAAATATTGTCAAAAAACTAATCAAAATTTAAAAGTTTTTAAAAAACAAAGATTTGAAAAAACACCTTTTCAATTTAAAGATTTATTTAGTGGTTATAAATTTGAATTTAAAACAAAAGTTTTAAAAGATATTTATAATAAATGGATGAATAGTTATGATACATTTAATGAAACTTTTACTTGTTTTACTAAAGATCAAGAAGAAGGAATAAAATTATCTGTTGGTGTTGGAGGAATACACAATATTGTTAAAAATGAAATGTATGAAGCAAATGAAGAATATGAAATTTGTGATATAGATATAGAATCTTTATATCCTACATTTATATTAGGATTACATTGTTTTAGATTTAAAGAATTAGAAGAAACTTATGAAGAATTTAAACATTTAAGAGTTACTGAATCTAAACCTAATATTAAAAAGTTTAAAGGAACTGATAAAGAACAATTCTGGAAAGAAGAAGATGCTTTTAATAAGGTTATTTTAAATGGATTATCTGGACATATTGATCAAGAACATTCTCCATTATATAATAATATTGGTGCAATGAAAATGAGATGTATGGGACAATTAGTTCTATTAACAATTATTGAAAAAATACATGAAAAAAATATTAAAATAATACAAGTTAATACTGACGGTTTAACTGTATTATTACCTAAATATAAAAAAGATTTATTTGTATCTATTGTTCAAGACACTGAAAAATTATATAGTGTTAAATTTGAATATGGTTATTATCAAAAAATGATACTTGCAAATGTTAACAATTATTTGGCCCAAGATTTATCTGGTTCAATTAAACAAAAAGGATTATTTGTTGATAAACCAGAACTTGGAAATAGTGTAGATTATTTAATTATACCTAAAGCATTAAAAGCTTATTATATTGAGAATATACCTGTTAAACAATTTGTTGAATCACATACTAATATCTTGGATTTCTGTTGTTCACAAAAAGTAGATAAATCCTATCATATAGAGTGGACCAGTCCTCAGTTTATTAAATCTAAACAACAAAGATTAAATAGATTTTATGCATCAACTAAAGGTGGTTATATTTATAAATGTAGAAATGGTAAACAAAATCATTTATTGAAAGAATCTGGAGTAATGATTTACAATAATCATAATCCTAATGTATTTCCTACAGATATTAACTATAAATTCTATATTGCTCAAATAAATAAAATAATAAATGAAATAAATAATAAAAATCAATTAACACTATTTTAAAATGGAAAAATATGGATTTATAATTGGAAATTGGTACAAATATATTGAAAATGATAAAAGTGCTTATTATATAAAAATAGAAAATGTTACAGACACAAGTAATTCAAATGGTATTTTTCGTAAAATATTTTATTCTGAAAAAATTCAAAATAATAAACATTTAATTTATGCTGGATACTGGGCAAATACAGAAATGGAAACTATCGCGTTAGAAAATCCAGTTGATATTTCTGAAATAATAGAATTTTTACCTAAAGATCATCCTGATTTATTAAAAATAACTAAACAATCCTATGATTATTTAATACCAATATTAACTAAATTAAATACAACTTAATATGTACAAAGTAGTAAATACTAAAACTCAAGAAGAATGGGATATTGTTACTAAAACTTTAGATTACAAATGGACAAGAGTTAATAATTTTAAATCTTACGGTACTAATACTTGTATTAATCTTACTTCTAGAGGATATGGAAATTTAAAATTTTATAAAAATGAAAATTCATTAATTTATACTTTTGAAGAATGGTGTACATTAAATACAAAATCTAATGCTACAGATGATCTATCATATCTTACTGAATTTTTAATTAAAAATGAAATAACATGATGTTAGAATGTGTACATGTAACTACTCAGGAAGAAGCTGATGAAGTATTAGAATTTATAGGTACTTGGAGACATGAAAATATGATTAAAAATACTGGAGAATGTATTATTTATTTAGATGATTCTGGATATGATAGACTTGATAGATATAAAGAACCAAAAGTATATGAAAAATATAACTTAATTACATTTGAAGAATTTTTAGAAAAATATAAACATATAAAAACAAATAAACAATCAATGGAAAAACAAATGCTTGATGTCTTAAATAAGACATATGACAATTTACATTTAAGAAGAACAACAGTACCTCTGTTTATGTCAAATCCTGGAATAGGTAAAACTAGTATTATCCAGAAATTTGCTAAAGATAAAGGTGTTAAATTAGTGAAAATTACTTTAAGTCAAAGAATGCCTAACGAGGTAGTAGGTATGGTTATGCCTGATGTAATTAGTAAAGCCTTATTAGTATTTAATAGTCATGAACTTGAACAGTTAAATGATGGAGATGTACTATTCTTTGATGAAGTATTTAATGGTACTTTAAAACAAACATTAGATGCTTTATTAAATCTATTAGAAGATAGAACATTACCTACAGGTAAGAAATTAGCAGATGTAATGATTGTTGCAGCTAGTAATCCTCAAGGACTGATTAACTTAACTCCTCAGATTAAACAACGTTTTGAAAGAGAAGATTTGAAATTTAATGCTGAAGAATTCCAAGTTTATTTGAAAAATAAATATGGTATGCCAGAATCTATTTCATCTCATCTTTGTACATTAATTAATAAAGAGAAATTTGAACCGAATGATTGGAACTTTGTAACACCTAGAAGTGTTGAGAAAGCTATCAATAAAATTGGTTGTGAATTAAAATCAAACTATGATGATGTTTTACTTCCATTTTTAACTAAAACTATTGAATCTCCTATGGATATTTCAAAATTAAATGTTAAAAAAGGTGATCAAGTAGAATATTTAAATATTTTGAAATTATTAATTGCTAATTCAAATGTTAAATTAAGAGATACTGAAGAAGTTAAGTATCCTGAATTAAAAGTGAAAAGACTTAAAGCTGAAGAAATAGCTAAAGAATTAGCAGAAAAAGAAGCTGCTAGAGAAAAAGCTGTTGCAGAATTTAAAGCAAAAGAAGCCGTTGATGCTGCAGCACAATTAGCTGCTGAACAAACAAAAACTACATCTACAAAAAATAAATCTAAAAAACCAACACAAGCAAAAGATGATTCAACAAATCACAAGCAAGAAAGTGGAGTTACCAGTAATCTTCTTAATTGAGGATGAAGCTGACTTCCAACAATTACCCAAAGGATTACCTTATGTTATAGGTAAACAATCTGAACTTCCGTTCATTACTCTTTTCTTGGAATTTCAAGTTTTATACAGATCTTGTATGAAAACTTTAATTCCTATTAAATGGTTAGATTGTTTAACTAAAATTGGATATGGTAATTCTCTCCGTAAGTATGAACTAAAATCAGGTGGTGTCTATGGTGCTGGTGATAATGGTCAATATCTTTTAAAAAAAGAAGATTTTATTACAGATCAATATTTAGTTGATTTTGATAAATTATCTGAATTAAAGATTTTACCAGTATGGTTAGAAGACTTAAAAGCTTCTATTGAAACTAACATTATTGATGAAGTAATGTTTGATCCAACAGGCTTTAATAAACAATTAGGAATGAACATTGGTGCAGCAGGACTTAAACACAATTTGAAGAATCTATTAATTTTAGATATTTCTTCTTCAATGCCAAAATCAGTAGTATTAACTATTACTAATTTAGCTAAATTGATGTCTAAAAAGTTCTATGCAGATGTAATCTTAACAGGTAGAAGAAGCTATCTAGTAGATTATGAAGAAGTCCCTAATACAGACATCGTAGGTGCAGTAGCATCTTATGGTGGAGGTAATGAAGGTGACATGTACAAAGAAATTGTAAAACAACCTAAAGAATATGGTACAGTAATATCATTTGGTGATAATGATTGTCCAGGTATTGAAAAAGGAGATAAAGATATGAATTTTAAAGTTCATACATTATATTCTTTACATACTGAAGGTAATCGCACTAGTAATATTACTGGTTATGCTAGAGGATTTGATCCTGTAGAAACCTTTATCGTTAAGGACTGGATCTCAACAATTCAATAAATTAAAGAGTAAAAAAAAGTAAACCCCGTGTAGATACCTATCAGTATTTACACACTAAATAAAATAAATAACAATTAAAAAAAAACAAAAAACATGGAATTTTTAACAGTAAAAGAATTAGCATTAAATCCTGCAGGTTACTTAATCAGCGCAACATCTAAAAAACCAGTAACTCACCCAGCATTTGTTGCTCAACAAAAAAATGCAGAGTACACTGTAAAATTAGCTGACGCTATTAAAGGTAAAACTTTCAAATGTGGTAAAACTGATGATTTGGATAAAATCAAAGCTGAAGTATTAGCAGCAATTAACGCTAAAAACGTTAAGCAATTTGTTGCTACTCCTGAAAAACCAAAAAGTGCAGTACAAGATGAATTAGTTCAACATGCTTTAAACTTTGCTAACTACGAAGTTAAAAAAGGAGAAGTTGCAAAAATTAATGAAGTTATGGCTGAATTTGAAGCTATTACTGCAGTTGAAGAAGTTGGTGATTATTTCTCTGAAGGTTTAGTTAAATTAACTAAAATCTATACTACAGAAGAAATTTTAGCAGCTGTTCAAGCTACTGCTGAAACATTGAAATAATAAATTAAATAAATAATAGGTGTCAAATATTGGCAGTTGATTAAATGTTGTGACAACAACAGCCTATTATTTATTTTAAATTTAAAAAACATGCGTGAACATTTTGAGAATGCTATTGAATTATTAAAAAAACAACAAATTAATGGATGTATTACAGGTTCTTGTATGCTTGAATTCAATGAAAGTTGGAATCAAGACATAGATTTATTTGTATATGATAAAGCTAGCTTTACTAAAATACTTTGGTTTATGTATTATAATCCAATGTTTAATATTCTAGATCCATTAGAAAATCATAAATTCAAAGATTTTGTAGATAATGATAAATCATCATTAGAGCAACTTGGTTTGATAACAATAAAATTTAAATATAATCTATTGATAGATGTCAATGTTATATTTAAGAAATTTCATAAAACATGTTTTGATGTAATAAGTAATTTTGATTTAGATCTAATTGCTACAGCTTATGACATTAAAACAGGAAAAACAATCTCTTTAAGAGAAACAACAGGATTAGAAGGTACTTGGAACAAATGGAATCCAACTTTCTATCAACATGAATTCTGGTCAACAAAGCGTCTATTAAGACAATTTGAACGTGTAATTAAATACACAGAAAGAGGTTATGATCTATCTACAGTTACTGATAAGTATATATTAATAGTAGAAGAAATCATTCAATCAGAGAATTTTTATAAAACAGAGAAAGGAACAAAGTACTTTGAAGATAATATTGAAACCTTTGAAGTAGTATTAAAAATATTGCAAGAGTGGAAGAAGACTAAATCTATCTCACCTGCTGAATTACTCACACTTAAAACGTTGATTTAATGGACGATTTTATATTACCTGATACTTGGTGTATAAAAATAACTGAAGATAATCGTAAAATTATAAATGATTGGAAAATAAAACAACCAGTTTTAAATGATGATTTATTTAAACATTTACAATATATATATGTTAATCATGGACGGTGGTTGGATCAGATGATCATTACAAAAAACAAGAATTATCAATTGAAGAATTTATACAATATGTATTAAAACAAGAGATTGAAGTTAAACAAAAATCAATTAAGGAAGATACTACTTATCTCATTAATTTTTTAAAACAAAATAATATTACATAATATGTCATCAGAGATGGATAAACTCCTTGAGGAGTTAAGAGCAATGAAAAAAACTGGCCCTACATTTAATGCTAAAACTGTATGGGATGGTATTGCACAAAGAAAAGATTTCTCAGAAATGGGATTTAAATCAATTGAGGAATTTGAACAATGGATTTCAGATAATCCTTACGCTAATTTATAAGATATGAAAAAGTTTATAAAAGATAACCACCTATCATTTGGTGAAGGGATGAGAAATTCTACAGTTACCGTACTTATCGGGTATTCTCAACATTTAGGATTATCTCAAAATGATTTAGAAGTAGAATTATCTGATGAAATAGAAGCAGATAGTTTTATTCAAGAAGAAATAAATAGATTATGGATTTATTGTAAAAGAAATGATTACAAGAAATTCTGGAAAACAGCTCAGGCTAAAAAACAATATACATTTTAAATTAAAAATTATGATAAGACAACCAATTAATTCAGTAATAGGAATAAAATTTAGAAGTTGCACTGATTACTATACAGGTAAAAAAGAATCTAAGACATATGGTTATGTTGAATTAAATAATGGTATCTTAGAAATTTCTAAATTTAAAAATGCAGGTAAATTAAATATTGAACTTCGTGTAATGAGGGGTAATACATTAAAACCTGAATTGAAGAAAATAGTAAATTCTTATTCAGATATTAGACATTATGTTAAGGAATTAAACTATGAAGACATGTCTGAATTACAAAATCTATTATCTGAAATACAATGAAATCATTCCTATTAAATAAAGCAACAAATACACCTATTGTTCGCTGGAGTCTTGTACCTAACAATTGTTTTTTTGAAGGAGCTATTCCTGAAGGTTATGCTTTAGCAGTAGCTCCATCAGAAAATTATATTGTGTTAGATGTAGATAAAAAAAATGGTAAAAATGGATTTGCGAGTATTCCAATTCACATATCTGGATTATTAGAACATACTTTTTATTATTATACTAAATCAGGTGGTGCTCATTATTGGATTAAGTACACTGGAGATAAAGTATTATTAAATACATCTACTAAATACGGTTTAGATTTACGCATAGGAGCTAAACCAGGTAATAGTGGTGGATATGTCAAATATCCTCATAATGTAGACATTAGACAATGTATTCAGTTAATTAAAGAATCTTCTTCAGAGTTAAATGTGTGGTTAGAATCATTATTTTGTGGAGTAAATCATGAAAAATATGGAAAATAACAATTTTAAAAAGGGAGATTATGTAGTTTTATTAAGTGGATGTGATGGTACAAATACATGGCCTGATGTAATACCTATAAATTATTGTTATAAATTAAGAGAAGACTCTAATGATTTAACATTTAGAGTTGCTAGAGATACACGAGGAAGTAAATCCAATGGTTGGTATACTACTCCACCATATGATAGTAAACTTTTATTAAGAGCTGCTACATCATCTGAAATTAAATTATATGAAGAATTTGGTAAACCATTTAGTGTTTCTATTTATATTCCTGAATCTTATGAATATTTAATTCCATTACTTAAAGAATTAGATAATGAAACTACATGATATTAAACAAGATATAGAAAAATTAATTCCTGGAATTGATTATTCTACATTTGTTGGACACATGTCTATTCAACGTAAATCTTATAAATTTAAATTAGAAGAAATGAAAGAAGAAATAGAAAGTGATGTAAAAATTGGTGATTTTATACAATATGTACAGGGTGGTAGACATAATTCAGATGTTGTTCCTAGATACTCATCTACATTTCAACAACATGAAATAGGTAATTATACTTATATTTTAGATATTGTTGAAGATACTAAAGGAAAATTAGGATATAAAGTTCAATGTGAACGTGGAATTACATATATAAGAAGAGAAGCTTTTAAACTTGTTCTTAATGCTCCACAACCTAAAGAAGACCTATCTTACCTTATTCCACTATTAAAAGATTTACAATGAAAAAGAGATTTAGTTTACCTACAAATTGGTGTGTGATAATAACTGAAGAAAATCGAGAGATGCTTGAAAGTTATAGAGTAACTATGAATTGTAATAATTCTGACGGTAATACATGTTTAGATGATGATGCGTTAAATAAATATTTAATAGCTAACGATTTATATAGTGATAATATGTATTGGGGATTTGAACAACCTGATGAATATGTTTTAATTTCATTTGAGGATTTTCAAAAATATATTTTAAAAAAGAACCCTAATGTTCCAAAAGAAGATTTAATATTCTTAAAAAATTTATTAATTCAAAATGGTATAAACTAATGGAAGAAGAATTTATATTACCTAATTTATGGTGGTTAAAAGCAGATGAAAATAATTATAATTTAATTGATAAATGGAGAAATGATTCTTTTAAAGGTAGAACACCATTTGATAGAAATTATCATTATGTATCTTATAGTGGTTGAGGTTCTACTCCAGAAAAAGATGGTTTTATAATAACTACAAATCAATTTATAAAATATGTACTCAATATTGAAGAACCAATTACCAATAATACACCAGAAGATTTATCATATCTGATAGATTTATTTAAACAACAACAAATAATTTAATATGGAAACATTAGTTAAAAAACCAACAATAGAAGTATCTAAAGCTAAATTAACAGCAATGGTAGATTCTGGATTAAAGAAAGAACAAATTGCAGAATGTTTTGGATTAAACATGGCTCAAACAACTAAATTATTAAAATCTGCTGGATTGAAAATTCGTAAATTTCATTCTCCGGCATTTATATTGACAGCGTAATATGACAACTAGGTCGGATATTCAAAATAAAGTACTTGACATTTTAAAAGATGTTAATAGGGGTACAGTAGCTCTTTCAGGCTCAGGAGGTAAAACACTAATAGGATTAAGACATATGGATTCTGTTCAATCAGGACATTTTAAATTTTTAGTTGTTGCTCCTAAGAAATCAATATTTGAATCTTGGAAAGATGAAGCTATTAAATTTAAATTTGAACATCTTCTTAGTGATATTACTTTTTCAACATATTTATCTTTAAGTAAACAAGATATAAACAGTTATGATGTTATTTATTTGGATGAATGTCATTCACTTACGTTAACTTGTAATTCAATATTGAGTAAATTTAAAGGTAAAATTATAGGACTTACTGGTACACCACCAACTAACTCTAAATCAGAGAAATGGTTTATGGTAGATAAGTATTGTCCTATAGTCTATTCTTATAATACTGATGAAGCTATAGACCATTCAATTTTGAATGACTATAGAATCATTGTTCATTATGTAGACTTAGATACAGAAAAAAACATTAAGGTTGTGAAACCTACTGCAACTTGGATGACAAGTGAAACTGCAATCTATAATTACTGGTCAAATAGAGTAGAAACTTCTTTTGGTAAGATGAAACAAATAGCAGCTATACAACGCATGAAGGCTATGCAAGCATTTAAATCTAAAGAGTTAAAAGCTACTTACCTATTAAATAGTATTGGAATGTATAGTAAATGTCTTTGCTTTGCAAGTACTCAAGAGCAATCAGCTAGAATCTGTCCAATAACTTATCACTCAAAGAATAAGTTTTCAGAATCAAATTTAGAGTCTTTTAAACAAGGAAAATTACTGAAATTATGTGCTGTAGAACAATTAAATGAAGGAATCAATATACCTAATCTTAAATATGGTGTGATAATGCACTCTTACGGCAATGAGAGAAAAGCTAGTCAAAAGATATTTAGATTTCTTAGATTAAATCCAGATGATTGTGCAACAGTTCATATATTATGTTTTAAAAATACTATTGATGAACAATGGGTGAAATCAGCATTGGGAGGATTCAAACAAAGCAAAATTGTTTATGTCTAAGATTATGTCTATATTTGTATTATGAAAGAACAAATAAATACTTTAGGTTTTATATACATGATAACAAGTCCAACAGGTAGATTATATGTTGGATCAACTATCAATATTAAAAATAGATTAAAAAGTTATAAAAGTAGTCCTTCTAAAGGACAGGTAAAACTTTATAATTCTTTTAAAAAGTATGGATTTGAAAAACATATATTTGAAGTAATTATGACTTGTTCTATTAATGAAATGTATAAATATGAAACATTAATAGGATTTGGATTCAACGTACTTGAACCTGAAAATTTAAATTTAAAATTACCTAAATTAAATAATGAATATTCTTCTATGAGTGAAGAAACAAAAATTAAAATAGGTTTAAAAAATAAAGGTAAAATACATACAGATGAATTTAAAAATAGATTACGAAATGCAAATTTAGGTAGGATTATGTCAGACGCAACAAAAGAAAAAATAAGTAAAGCTAATAAAAATCCATCAAAAGAAATAAGATTGAGAAAAAGTAAATCTCAATTAGGTAGAATTTTTTCACAAGAAGTTCGAGATAAAATAAGTAATTCTCATAAAGGTAAAAAATTAAGTATTGCACATAAAGAAAATATAGGTAAAACTAAATATATACCAATTAATCAATATGATTTGAATGATAATTTTATTAAAGAATGGGAAAGTATTAAATCTGCAAGTATTGATTTAAAAATAGCTAATATAAGTATTTCTTTATGTTGTAAAGGTAGAAGAAAAACAGCAGGAAAATTTAAATGGAAATACAACAATGGAACAACTTAATATTGATTTACAAAAGCTATTAGAAAATAAACTTAAAATTGAGGATTATTTTGTATTATTTTGTTTAGTTTACGACAATGAAGAAATGTTAATGAAGTATATTACTACTTGTGGTAGAATAGAAACAGTAATATTTCAAAGATTAAGAGATTCAGGTTTTATTATCTTAAAAGATGAGTTAAATATTCTTTTTAATGAGATTAAAGTAACAGACCAGGCTAAAAATTTATTTAATGCTCAGAACAACAATGTTGATTTTGAACCACTATTTAAAGAACTACTGTCTACTTATCCAAAATCTGTTAAAAGAGTTACTGGTGGTACTAGACCACTACACAATGACTTACAAAGATGTAAGAAATTATATAAATCGACGATATTGAGTATTGGTTTGGTTAATAAAGAATTACATCAAAAGATTTTATTGTGTGTGCAAAAGTATTATCGGGATCATCTTAAAGATAATAAACAGGAATTTATGCAATTATTAGCTACTTTTTTATCCCAAAGAACTTGGGAACAATATCTAGAAGATGTTAGCAACATTCAAGAATTACCTAAACCACAAGATTATGACGCAATTTAAACAAAGAATTGAACAGGGGTTATTAGGTGAATATCAAGGATTAGCTAATGGTTTTAATAGAATTAATAAGTATATATACAATATACAAAGAGGTTGTTACAGTTTAATTGGAGGCTTGTCAGGAAGCTCTAAAACAACGTTATGTGATTTTATATTATTAAATGGATTACAGGATGCTATTGCAAAAAATATCCCATTTAATGTAACTTATTACTCTTGGGAAATTGATGAAGTAAGTAAGAAAGCTAATTGGTTATCTGTTTTAATTTATAACAAATATGACAGAGTTATATCACCTCAAACTATTAAAGGTTTAGGTGATTCTAGATTAACAGAAGAAGAACAAGAGATTGTTTATAGTATGTTACCAGAATTAGAAGATTTATTTTCTAAAATAACTTGGCATTGGGTACCTACAAATCCTACTGGATTATATTCAGAATGGTGGAAAACAATGTCTGCTAAAGGTAAATTTAATACTGTACCTTATGTAGATGAAAATGGGGATAATAAAGATAGAATAGTTAGTTGGACAGCTGATAATAAAGAAGAGTACAATATTGTAATATTAGATCACTTAGCATTAGGACGACTAGAAAGAGGATTTACACTTAAGCAGAATATTGATAAAATATCTGAATATATTGTAGGATGTAGAAATATGTTTAATATGACATTTTATATTGTAGCTCAATTTAATCAAGGATTAAGTTCAATAGAAAGATTAAAATTTAAAGGTGCAGATATTTCTCCACAACAAACAGATTTTAAAGATTCTACTTCCCCTTATCAAGATGCTGACGTAGTGATGGGCTTATTAAACGCCTATAAAATGGATTTAGAAACAAGTCTAAATTACAATATTAAAGTAGATGGATTTCCTAATAATTTAAAGGGAAAATATAGACTTTTAAAAATTATCAAAAATCGGTTAGGTCAAGATAATATCTCTATTGGTTTATATACTAAACCAGAAGCAGGATATTTTGAAGAATTACCTAAAGAAATGACATCAGAAGATTACTTAATGTATCAAAAGAAGTAGAATGGGAAGAATTATATTAACCATTGGTGAACCTGGAACAGGAAAGTCAAGAGGAATATTAAATTTAGATGAGAATACAACTCTATTAATTAAACCTAATAGAAAAGAGCTACCTTTTAAAGGTGGTGCTGTGAAATACAGTGTAGAAAAAGGTAATGTTGTAAATTGTACAACATTTCCAGTATTAAAAGAAATACTAACTAAAGCAAATGCTGGTACAAAATTTAAAACTATTATAGTTGAAGATTTTACACATTTACTTACTGCTAGAGTTATGGCTGATGCTAAAATTACAGGTTTTGGTAAGTGGAGTGATTTGGCGGTTGATGTATTTCAAGGATTAATAAAAATAGAAGAGCAATTACGTGATGATTTAAATGTGATAGTAATTGGACATACAGAAAGAAATACTGATGTAAATGGTAATAGTGTTATTACTTTACAAACAGTAGGGAAGTTATTAGATAATCAAATCAAAATACCTTCATACTTTACTTATGTTCTTCATACTGATGTGAAAGAAGTGAATGGAAAAATGGAATATTCATTATTAACTAATAGTGATGGTCTTAGATTAGCTAAATCTCCTGAAGGGTGTTTAGATAAATTTGAACCTAACGATTATGCGTTAATATTGAATAAAATACACAGATATCAATTAGGAGAGTAATTTCCCTAATAAATTTAAATTAAAAATATATAAAATTATGTTCGGTTTTGAAAATGCAGAAGTATCTAAAGGTAATTATAAAGAAACAATTAAACCTGGAATCAACCTTGTTAAAGTTGTTAAAATTGAAAATGGATTAAGTTCTAAAGCTCAAGCTCCACAAATTACATTTACAGTAAATGATAATCATGGTGCTGAGTTAGTACAAATTTATTCATTAAATACAACAATTAATCCAGGTAAAAAAATGTCTGGATGGGATGTTACTAAAAATGCAATCTTATCAATGGTTGCTGCGGCATTATCTTTAGATGAGGTTTCCGCCAAAACTAAAATGCCAAATGCTAAATCTGCTGAAGAATTAGCTCAAAAATTATCTGTTTTATTAGCAGGTAAAGAATTCAAATTAAAAGTTGTAGGAGAAGAAAGAATTTCTCAAAAAGGAACTAAATATGTAGCTTCTTCTTTTGGAAATGGAGTATTCTGTGAATCTAAATCAGTTTCTGCAGATGATACTAAATTATTCTTTAGTCCTGAAAAGAACATTAAGAAGTTAGACATTGAACCAGCAACTAATGATGCTTCAAAAGAAGGATTTTCTGCACCTACATCACCAGTTGATTTCGGATAATAACAATTAAGTAATAATAGGTACCCATGGCCACCGGGAGTAAATGGAAGTAGTATTCTCAGCCTATTGTTATTTTTTAAAATCAAATTTATGCAAAGTTGGAAATTTAATAGTACTGCAAGATCAATTTTAATGGAATGTATTGCAGCTAGTTTAAAAATACCATATACTGATATTTATAAAACAATTAGAAGAATGAACTCTAATTTTATTGAAACAAAAGATGGTAAAATTTATAAAGTTATTTTACAAGAAGTATTTTAATATATGTTTAACTTTGATAATGCTAGTTTACAAATAACAAAAGAAGAAATACTTAAATACATTACAGAATTACAGATATTAGAAAGATACTGTAGTAATTATCAATCATTAGATTCTAGTTTTAAATCAGAGTTTTATACTGATAAAAATGGAAGCTGTAGAATAGTAATTAGTGCATCAGGAATACCTTATTACACAGATTATGGGAATGGAGATTACTTTCTAGCATTTGATTATGTAAGTAAAAAGTATGGTTCTAATTATCATGAAACTTGTAATATTATTGCTAATGACTTTGGATTAAAGAGAACTAATTTGAGTGTAACACCTCAATTGCTATTAGTTAATGATACTCCTAAACTAGTTAAAGTTAAATCTAATATTAAAGTAATTGTTAAACCATTTAGTTTAATAGACTATGAATATTGGAATCAATATCATATTTCATTAACTACTTTACAATTCTTTAACGTAAAAGCTGTAAGTCATGTTTATTTAAATAAAAGAGATAGACATTATGTATTTGAGTATAAAAATAATCAACCTTTATATTCCTATAGATTCTTTAAGAATGCTTGTGAATATTTAAAGATTTATAATCCTTATTCACCAACTAAAGAGGGTAAGTGGTTAACTAACGTAGGTTCAGATTGTCTAGGTGGATATGACCAACTGCCAGAAACAGGAGATTTGTTGATTATTACAAAAAGTTTAAAAGATACAATGAGTTATTATGAATTACAATATAATTCAGTATCTTTACAAGCAGAAACTAATAAAATAAGTAAGAAATCTTGGAATGAATTAAATAAGAGATTTAAAAGAGTTGTTATCAACCTTGATGCTGACGATCAAGGATATACATCTACTGGTGATTTATTATTAGAATATGATATAGAATTTTTCTTTATTAATCAGGAAAAAGATATATCTGATTATATCAAAAAATATGGCTTAAAGAAAGCTGAAAAATTAATTAAAAATAAATTAATATGAAAGATACTAGCAAACAATTTAATATTGTATCCCTATCTAAAGATGATTTATTAGGATTAAAAACTATTGATAAAAACGATAATATTAAACCTAAATTTTCAAAATCTAAAATTATGAAATTATCTAATACTGATATGGAAAAAATAGCATCTAAACTTTGTGATGATTATTGTGATCAATTATATTGGTCAAGTTTAGAAATTATTGCAGATAATATAATAAATCGTTAAATATGGAAATTTTAAAAATTAATTGGACACAATTTTGTGATAAGTATTCACCAATTAAGAATACTTTAGAAACAAACACTCCATGTGATGGATTTTTATTTCTAGATAAAGATCAATTAAGAGATATTGAAGCAAATAGAATATGGACATTAATTGAGAATCCTATTAACAATGATATGTACATTACTAATGGAGCTCATATTATTAACTCACATGGATGGATAGTATCTAGACATATATGGCTTACAATAGATGGGCCTATTGAAGTTAGATTAGAAGAATCAGATATTAAAAAAGAAGAAATATGAAAGAAGCTAAATTAATAGGTTATTATATAACCTCAGAGCATCGAGATGCTGGAACAAATGAATATCAAGATCATGATGAAGGTAATACTACTTATCATTTTGTTGTAAAATTAGATGGAGAACATTATGTATTTTCTGCAGAAGATGAGTATGGAAGTTGTGGTTCTGGATATTGTGGAGCTACTTGGGCTAATATTAATAATAGTCTAAGTAATTATGTAGGTAATATTGAATCTTTAACTAAACCTCAAAAAGAAATATTTTTAAATGTTCATAGTTTACAAATTCAAATTACAGAAAAAGATCAAAGTCAATCTTGGGATCCTACTATAACTCAAGTACTAACTACTAATGAAGAAGTACTTGTAAGTTCTACTGGAGATGGTGGTTGTAATTATTATCCTTCAGGAGTATTAACTTTTAATAATGATTTATTTAAATAATTATGAGTTTAGAAAAAATTAAAATATCCTTTGAACCAACTGAAATTTGGAATCATGAAGATTTTAGACAGTTGATTAAAGGTATTAAAGAAAATGATTATTGTTCTAAAGGATTTGAATATGAATTATGGATTATCACTACAAATGATAGTTTTAATTATATTGATGCTATAGCTCAACAATTTAGTATCCCTTCAAATAGAGTGATTATGTGTTTAAATGATGCTAGTAAAGTAGCAGCTATCGCATTAAATGCTGATATTCATTTTGATGGCGAACAAACTATTATTACTGATGTAAATGCTACAACAGCTGTAGGTATTTTAGTAGATAGAAAAATAGATTATCCAGGTATGGGACTTAAATATATTAAGAATTTAGATACTTGGACAACAGCAATTTTAAGAGAAAGAAATGGTGAGAAGACAAAACCTTGCTAAAAAGTTTAAGGTTACTTCAAAACCTAAGAAAAAAGCAGTTCCTCACGGAGTTCCTACTATTCATGATGGAGTTCAACTAAGATCTGGATTAGAGAAAATATGTTATCAAGCCTTACAAAAAGCTGGTATAACAGACTTTAACTATGAAGATGATGTGTTTGAGCTTCAACCTAAATTCACTGCATCAGGAGTCAGTTATCAGCTTTACAAGCGTATGATGACTTATGATGAAGCTAAAGAATTAGGAATTAATGCTAGATTTAAAGATAAAAAGAAAGCAAAGTATGTTTATCAATTTGGAGAAGTTACCAATAATTTAAGAGCAATTACTATTAAACCTGATTTTAGTAGATTAAATAAGGATACTAAAACTGGATTTATAATTGAAACTAAAGGTCTTTATTCTGGTGAATATCTATTAAAATTGCGTATCTTTAAGCACTGGTTAACAGTTAATGGTTGGAATATTGACTATTTTGCACCAAACAACCAAACTACAGTGAATAAGTCTATTGCAATTATAAAAGCTAAATATTATGAAAATAAATAAAATTGGTTACATTTATATGATTACTAATCCTACAGGAAGATTGTATGTTGGAAGTACTATTAATATTCAAAATAGATGGAAACAATATTATTTATTAAAATGTAAATCTCAATCAAAATTATATAAATCATTAATTAAATATACTCCTGAAAAACACAAATTTGAAATAATTTGGCAAGGTTCAGTTGATACTATGTATAAATATGAAACTATGATTGGTTGGGGATTTAATGTATTAGAAAAAGAACACTTAAATTGTAGATTACCTAAATTAGGTGACATTTATTCAGTAATGAGTTGTGATACAAAATTAAAAATTGGTATTAAAAATAAAGGTACTGTTATGACTCAAAATCAAAAAGATAAATTAAGTATTATTAATTTAGGTAAAAAGTTATCAACAGAAACTTGTATTAAAATGGGAAAATCTCGTTTAGGAAATAAATACGCTTTAGGTAAAACTAGATCTAAAGAATTTAAACTTACAATGAATTCTCATAATTTTAAACTTATACTACAATATGATTTAAATATGAATTTTATTAAAGAATGGAAAAGTATTAAATCTGCTTCAGAACAATTAAAAATTAATTCAGGACATATTGGTCAAGTATGTAAAAATAATAGAGGATCCGCGGGTGGGTTTAAGTGGAAGTATAAATAAGTGTATAAAAATAATTAAAAACAAATATTATGGATTATAGAACTAAATTTAAAAAAAGTAAAATAGCTTTCATTATAACAGTAAGTGTTTTAGGATTAACTTTAGGTTGGACTATTGGTATGCAATTAGACTTTTTAAAATCTAAAGAACAACCATTGTTACCTAAACCTGTATCTTATACAGATACTGTTAAAATAGAAGGATTTAGTGAAGCTAAATTGATGCAATTTATGGAAGATGTTGAAATGCAATTTCCTAATATTGTAATGCATCAAGCTAAACTAGAAACTGGTAATTTTACTTCTCCAAGATTTATAAAATATAATGCTTTATTTGGATTTCAAACTTCAGATACAGATGTTATTAAATATAAATCTTGGAAAGAATCAGTAATTGCATATAAAGCTTGGCAAATGAAAAGATTAAAAACTAATGAAGATTATCATCAATTTCTGATTAGGGTACATTACGCTGCTGATAGTAATTATATTAAAAAATTAAAAAAATTTAAAGATGCCTAAAGTAAACTATGCCGATTTAGAATCTATAACAAAATTTTTAGATAAAATTGCAAAAATTTTAGTATTTGAAAAACATAATACCGAAGCAATTAAATTATCTAAAATGATCAAAGATAAATACACAGAAATTAAACCACATTACCACAATGAAAAATTGGTTAAAGAATAATTGGATATGGATATTTGCAATAATAACTTTTTTAATTGGACTATATTTAGTTCCTGTAGGAAGAGGTATTGCTTATATATTTGCTATGGCATCAATAGCATTAACTATGATTTATATTAATAAAATTAGTAAATGATAGGACTAATTGATGCAGATCATATACCATACATAGTATGTTATAATAAAATAGGTGAACCTGAAAAAACCCTTGAAGATGCTATTAAACAAGCAAATAATTATCTTCAAGGGTTACTTAATGGTGCAAATGTTGAAGAATTTATTTTATTCTTCACAATAGGAAAAAACTTTAGATATGATATATATCCAGAGTATAAAGCTAATAGAAAGTTTAATGAAAAACCACCCTTCTTTAATGAAGTAAGAGATTACTTAGTTAAAGAATATAATGGTATTCATGGTTATAATTTAGAAGCTGATGACGTACTTAATATTTATAAAAATAAGTACATTGCTGAACAAGTAAATTATATTGTAATATCTACTGATAAAGATATTAACAATTTATTTGGACTAAACTACGATATTAAAAATAATGTTGCAAGACTAGTGGATCAAGAATTTGCTGATCAATATTTCTGGGGATCTGTAATAACCGGAGATACAGCAGATAATATTAAAGGAGTACCTGGTAAAGGACCTGCTTTTATTAAAAAATTATGGGAAAGTACTAAAGAAATAAATTTATTTAAAAGTAAAGTAATTTGTGAATACATAAACTATTTTGGTGAAGAAGTTGGAATTGAGGAATTTTACAAAAATTATAAATGCTTAAAAATCCTTGATAATTATGAAGGAATTGTGTATATTGCACCTATTAAAAGTGAAAAAGTCCAATTTAACATACTCGGGAATTTATAAAATTACAAACATTATAAATAATAAAATTTATATTGGTTCTGCTATTAATTTTTATAAAAGATTTTATTTACATTTAAATATGTTAAATAATAATAAACATCATTCCAAATATCTTCAAAAATCTTGGAATAAATACGGTAAAGAAAACTTTAAATTTGAAATATTAGTAAAATGTCCACCTGAATATTGTATAAAACTAGAACAATGGTTTTTAAATAATTTAAATACCGAATATAATATTTGTAAAACAGCAGGTAGTTTATTAGGATTTAAAAAATCTGAAGAATCAAAATTAAAACAATCTATGGCAATTAAAGGTAGAAAACAAAGTTTAGAACATATCAGAAATAAAAGTATTGCTTTAAAAGGTAGAAAATGTTCAGAATTAACTAAACAAATTACTGGAGCAAGATATAGAGGAATTAAAAGATCTAAAGAATTTATTGATAATTGGACTTTAAAAAAATATAAAAAAGTTTATCAGTATGATTTAAATATGAATTTTATTAAAGAGTGGAATAGTATAAAAGAAGCAAATGAATTTTATAAAACTACAGTAATATCACAATGTTGTAAACATAAATTAAAAACGTGTAAAGGATTTAAATGGGAATATTGTAAAATGGGTGTCTAAAAATAAAAGACTCATATGAAGGTATGGAGTTTATAAATCCTATAAAAAGTACACTAGTTTATGCAAAAACGCTTGGAATGGCTGAGTAACTTTGGTTACGTAGAAGACAGTTCTGTAAGAAGAACTAGAACAACACTGTTTCTAATGCCCTTAATAGGTGTATCAGAAGCAAAAATTATGGATCATCATCCTAAAATGTTTATAAATGCATACATTGATGACCCTATTGATAAAAATATTGTGTTAGTATTAAATAAATTAGATTTTCCTGAAGAATCTACTATATTTATTTTACTACAAAGCTTAAATGAAAATTTTATTGAATGTATAGAAGATGAAGAAGAGTATTTACTTTATTATAAAGTACCTCAACATTTTCATGAAGATTTTGACAAGATTATTGAAGGTAAGTATTCTAAAACAACAGATGGTTATAAAAGTGTAATACTTAATATCTATGGTGTTGAAAGAAATACTAAAGACCATATACCATATATGCATGATTGTTTATATCCTGATGATATTAAACGTAAACTTTATGCAAATTATTTAAATGTAGATGTGTGTTTAATAGATGAAGTATCTAGTAAACCACGTTTAAAAGAATATGAATTATTTAGAACAATTAACCAATTAAATGAAGATTATGAATCATAGTGAGAGAGTAGAAAAGATTGTAAATTCTAGTAATGAAAATCACGAAAGAATGTTTCCTATTTTAAATAAAGTTGATAGAATTTGGATGGCTAATCCAGAATTACAATTTTGTGAATTAGTTAAATTAATTGTATTGGATAGTAAAAACGACTTAGAATTTACAAAAAAATTAGATGAATATATAGATGAACACAACATTAAATAATTATACGATAGAAGATTTTATTAAATTTAAAACTCCTATTTACAATCATTGTGTAAGATTAACTAGAAAAAAAGAAGATGATTATTTTCATAGAGATATGAGTGACGCTGATGATTTATTTCAGGAAACATATCTCTATGTTTATAATCAATACTTTAATACACCTAAACAACCATTAACAGATAGACATTTTATTAATACTATGAAGAAATGTGTTGAGTTTGCATATCATCGTAGAATTACTACTAAAAATCATAAAGTGTATTTTTATGCTGATCACTATCAAGATACTGAAAAATCTGAATATTTATTTACAACTCAATTAGTTGAGCAACCTAAAGTATTTGAAGATATTAGAGATAATCCTGATTATAATACATACATGAAAGGTTTAAAATTTAGTGAAAGACTTGTTGTAGATTATATTTTAAAAGGTTATTCTAAATCTGATATTGGTAAAATATTTAAAAAACAAGCTAATTTTGTAGATAGAACAATAACTAAAATTAAAAATAATGTTTTTAAAGAAGGATTCTATAAAACACCTGTTGCAAATAAAGTGTTGAAAGTTAAAAAAGAAGGTGTGATAGATGATTTAGCGTTTGTTAAATCAAAAGTTAAAGACTTTGAGATTATTTTTAAAACAGATAAACTTGTTAAATTATATTCATTATATTTACAAGGTTTTGATCATAAAATAATAGCTAAAGATTTAAATAAATCAGTATCTCAAGTTAATGTTGAGATATATAGAATTAATCAGAAAATTAAAAAATATGCAATCTGATAATACAGATTTGATTGCTCAAACTAAGAAATTAGATGAGATAAAAGAAACATTAAAATTTGATGAAGGTAAACCTTGTATGAGTGATATACCTCAATTAAGTTTAATGTCAGTAGCTAAAGTATTTAATTACGGAGCTAAAAAATATAGTAAATTTAATTATAGTGGAGGAACAGATTGGTTAAGATATTATGATGCTGCACAAAGACATATGAATACTTGGATGACAGGGGAAGACATTGATGAGTCTTCCCATAATCACATTGATCATGCTATTGCTAGTTTGATGATGTTAAGAGAGAATATGCATCTAAGTACAGGTGTAGATAATAGAAACCCAATTTATAAAAAATGATTTTATTTAAAAAGAAAAGAGTTGAATTAGGTAAAGGACATATAAATGCTTATGTTTTATTTGAATCTAAACATTTATTTTCAATTATTTTATATAATTGGAAAACAATAGAACAAAATAGATTTCATACTCATGCTTTTTCCGCTATTGCTTTTTTATTAAAAGGTGGATACGTTGAAGAAAAAATTATTGATAGAAAAATTGTAATAAATAATGTAAATAATAAATTTATTCCAAGATATTTACCTAAAAATTATTGTCATAGAATATTAAAAGCAGAACCTAAAACATGGACTATTATATTTGTAGGGCCTTGGATTAAGTATTGGTATGAATATTTTCAAGATAGTAAAAAATGGATTAGATATACTTGGGGTAGAAAAAAAATATCAGAATATCAAGGTGATGAAACCGATATTCATTTTTCAAAACAATAATTCAAGTATGAAGTTAAGTAAAATACAAAAACCAATATTAAACTGGATATTGGAAAATCCAGGTTATTTAAAAACTAGTCCTAAAGTAGTAGCTAAATATTATCCTAAAAAAGTATCTTCTAAAGATATTCAAATTGCTTTAGAACAAGCTAGAATTGTAAGTAAAGCACAAGTTGAAAAAATTAGTACTAATGCGATTAAACTATTACCTAAAGTTACTATGTTAAAATCTACATTAAAATCAACTAATATTAACAATATTCTTGTCATAGCTGATATGCATGAACCATTTTGTAAGAAAGGTTATTTAGAACATTGTATAGCAATTAAAGATAAATATCAATGTGGTAGAATTATATTAATTGGTGATGAAGTAGATTTATGTGGTGTAAGTCAATGGGAAAAAGATCCTGATGGATTTAGTGCTGGTACTGAAGCAGAATTAGCTCAAGCTAAAATGAAAGTTTGGTATACAGCATTTCCTGAAGCTTTTGTTTGCATAGGAAATCATACTGCTAGACCATTTAGACAAGCTAAAGCTAATGGTGTACCTAAAAAGTTTATTAAATCTTATGAAGAAGCTTGGGAAGCTCCAAAAACTTGGAAATGGGCTGATTCTTGGGAATTTAATAATGTACATTTTACTCATGGTACAGGACATTCTGGACCAAATGCCGCTATTAAAATTGCTACTAGACACCGACAAAATACTGTTATAGGACATATTCATAGTGAAGCAGGTATTCAATACTCAGCAAGTAAAATAGATTTAGTTTGGGGTATGCAAGTTGGTGGAGCATTAGATGATAAATCATATGCTGCACATTATGCTAAAGATCAACTTAAAAAATCTATTGTAGGATGTGGTGTAGTAGTTGATGGTGTATTACCAATTTATGAACCAATGTTACTTTAAAATTAAAATATGAAAGGTATAACAACAAATAAAAGATGGCCAGGTAAAGTTGTAGCTCAATTTTGGGATGTAACAACTAAACATAATAAAGTTATAGGTATTTATAATACTGAAAAAGAAGCAGTTGATGCTAGAAATAATTTTATTGAAAACTTAACTAAATATAATGGTAAAGTATTACCGAGAGTTAAAACATTACCTAAAGGTATTCGTACTAATGTAGGTAAAAAGAAAACTTCTTATAAATCAGAAATATGTATGGCTCATGGAGTACATAAAGTAACAACTACAACTATTTATTTAGGTAGTTTTAATACTTTACAAGAAGCCATAGATGCACGTAAAAAATTTATTGATAAACTATATTAAAACTTAAAATTATGACAGAAGAACAAATTAGATTAATTAACATCCTTATTGAATCTTGTAATCAAGGTATAAGTGGTGAGTGGGATTGCACTACAGATGAAGGTAAACAAGGATTTGAAAGTATGATCACTCTTCTTGAAAAATTAAAAGAATAAATATCAATAAACTAATTTGATAGTGAAGGTACTAGGTTTACACTAATATGTTAATGACCTTGTAAAACAAGGTGAGGTAGCTTTCGTTCTGTTTGTAGGCCTTATTCATAGTTAATATATTAGAGGGGTTGTGGGACGCAACAATATAATTAGTTTATTATCACACCAAATAACTACACATCAGTTCTTACTTAACAAAATAAACTTTAGTTAATTTAATTTTTACACCTGATGTTGTAGTTATTTGTCCTTATTGAACCAACTAAATCCTCTATTATTCCCTACCGAAGGCATCTGGTTAGTGCTGGGTTATCCATGTAGGAAAGGGGTAATATGAAAGTTGAGTACCCTACACCAGACTTAAGCAGGATTGTAGGTAGCTATATAAGTAGATTACAGCCTAGCTTATATAAAATCCCGAGCTAAAGTCGGGGATTATTTTAAATTTAAAATTAAAAACAATGAGTATAATTTGTATAAACAATAAACCATTTCCTATTAATGAAATAGGACCAGATCTAATATTAAATCAACCATACCCATTAATCACTAAATTTAAATGTGGTTGTGGAGAAGAACATTATGATGTTGGATTAGTTAATGATATTAACTTTGTAGAATGTTATAAGTGTAGAGAAAAATTACCATCAGATATTAGATGGTGTCATTCAAGTAGATTTAAAGAAAAATGACTAGTTGGGATAACAATAAAAATGAAATGGTAGAAACACCACCTAATATTCTATTATTCTTAAATGAAATTAATGAAGTATGTAAAAAACATAATTTATCTATTTCACATGAAGATGGTCATGGAGCTTTTGAAATTGAAAAATATTCAGAAGATAATTGGCACTGGTTAGGTAATGCTAATTTAAATATTAAAGAAAATGGATAGACAAGAAGGATATTATTGGGTTAAAAGAAAAGGTGAATTTATAATTGGACATTATGATTCACGTATTCCTAATCCCTGGGGATTATTTGGATATACCTCAAGTTTTAAAGATTCAGATTTTGAACACATTAATGAAATACGAATTAAAGAACCTGGTGAGTTACCTGATTAAACAAAATAAAAAAATTATGGAAAATTTAGATTCAGTTTGTTACATAAACAAAATTAATAAAATAGAGCCTATTGAAGGTGCTGATAAAATAGAATTATGTACTGTTAATGGATGGACATCTGTTACTCAAAAAGGGATTCATAAAGAAGGTGATTTAATTCTTTGTATAACTACAGATGCTGTAATACCTGAAAGTTTAGCTACTAAATGGGGAGTAATCTCTTATTTAAGAAATAAATCTAGAGTAAGAACTGTAAAGTTAAGAGGTGTATATAGTGAATGTATATTAATACCTTTAAAAGATTTAGATTATTTTGATAATCTTATTAAATTAAAAGAAGGTAATGATATGATGCAAGCTCTTCATATTTTTAAATATGAACCACCAGTAAGAGAAGTATTAATTACAGGTATCCCTAAAGTATATTTTAAATGGAATAAAATTCATAAATTTTCAATGTGGGGATCATTTGTAAATTATAAGATTAATAGACTTAAAAATAAGTTTAAAAAGTATTATAAAGATAATGTTCACTTTGAAAAATATTATAAGTTCCCTAATCAAAAGAATACTCCACACATGTTTAATGAGTCAGATGTAGTGGTAATTACCCGTAAGATGCATGGAACTAATGCTAGATATGGTATTATGAAGAAGAACCTCATAACACCTTTAGATAGACTTAAACAACTATTTGGTAATGATTGGATAAACTATGAATATGTTTATGGTTCTCATAATGTTGAAAAAGGTAGTGATTCTCAAGGTTTTTACTCTACTGATGTATGGCAAGAAGTTGCGGATAAGTATGACATAAAAAAATTACTTTGGGAATATGTTAAATCTACATATACTCCTTCTACATTAGGTAAAGGTATCATTATTTATGGTGAGATCTTTGGACCAGGTATTCAAAAAAATTATGATTACGGATATGAAAACATTGAATTTGAAGCTTTCGATATTCAAATTAATGGTGAATATGTAAATGATTTTGAATTTCAATCTATAATGAAAGAGATTTTAAGTGCTCAGTGTGTAGTTGATTACTTATATGAAGGAAATTGGTCTAAAGAAATTCAAGATAAATTTGTATTTAATTCTTTTATAGAAAATACTAAAGTACCACATGAAGGAGTAGTAGTTAAATGCATATCTGGTGATCGTAAAAAGATTTCTAAAGTTATTAATCCTGAATATTTAACTTATGGAGAAAAAAATGGAACTACAGACTCACATTAAATATGAAAAAAATTAAATTAGATTCAGAAGAATTTCTTAGACCTGTAATAACTTACATGTTAAGAGAATATGGTGTAGACTATGATTATGTTAAGAAACACTCAACAATTAAAGGAATGCTTTGGTGTCAATATTATTGGGACACTAATGAAACAAAACAAGAGTTTTTAGATTGGTTAAGAACCTTTTTAAAAACAAATGTAAATTATAAACCTCACCATATTAACGATGTAGTTAGTTCTATAGATTTAATGTGGGGATTAAAAGTATATGAAAAATGATAGAATTTTTAACAAATTTAATGATTAACATATTTATAGGATTTTTATGTATATTAGAATTAGTATATTTATTTCATGTATGTATGACTAGACACACTTGGAAATCAGCATATCCCAAAAAAGAATTTATTAAAGATTTATTTATTCCATTTAGAAAATGGTATATGAGTTTTTATAATTTATTTAAAGATTAAATTATGGAAATATTATTAAGAAATAGCATTAAATGTAATCATTGTAATGATGAAATAGAATCTAAATACAGACATGATTTTGTTACATGTAAATGTGGTAAAGTTAGTGTAGATGGTGGTAAGGATTATGGTAGAACAATGTTTACTAAAGTATCTGATTACACAAATACATCTATCGTAGATGATGGTTCACATGAACTAAGAAGACAATATCTTACATGGGGTAATAACTATGATAAAGATATGAACAAATTACCTGAAACAATCTATAATCCAATTATGGATATGTCTAAAGAGCATATTGAAGCTATTCTTGAAGGAGGATGGTGTAAAAATAATCCTTTTTATGAAGAATTATTTAAAGAAGAATTAAAATTTAGGCAATCTAAATAAAATTAAAAGTCCCCTAGATAATCTCTAGAGGACTTTTTTTTATCTACCGCAATATTTATTTAGTTTGTTCTATCAACATATTTTCTCTCATTCCATAATTCAGGTAAGTTTTGACCTAACTGATTATAACCAGGTATTACAGTACCTAAACTTCTATAAAATTTATTCTCTCCTTTATGTGCTCCAGATTTAATTTCATAGTTTTCCTCACCTCCTACATAAGCTGCGTAAGGTATATACTTAACTACATCTATTAAACTATTAACTAATTTAGTCATTGCAATAGGATTTTTAGTCATTGCAGTAACATTTTTAGGATTAGATAAGAATAATAAATCACCTGATACTTTGTCTAATTGATCCATAGTAAATTTATACATTGGAGATTTCTTACGCTTTTCATCATCATCCCAACCTAAAGCTAAAGCTCCCATTATTGTAGCTAAAAATATTGTAGCTTCAGTCATAGTTTTTCTAAAGTTATATACTTCTAATTCAGTAAGTTGACCTTTAGATTGTCTATCTAATGTATCTTTAATATTCCAAACCATTTTAGCAAATGTATTCCATCTACCTTCAGTTTCTACCATTAAACGATCATTATATTGCTTTCCTCCAAATCTAACCTCAATAGCTGCTGGTATCCACTTTTTAAATTGAAAAGTCATTCTAGCTATTACATTTTGATTTAAAATAGCAGCATCCCTAGTAGAATATCTACCATGAATTTGTTCATTAACTCCCATAATTTTAGTAGAGTTTCTCAACATATATTCTTTAAAATCTTCTTTAGTTCCAAAATGTTTTAAATATTCAGGTTTAATTTCGCCTTTATCATCTAACATTTCCCATAAACTAGTTTTACCATCAGGCTTAGTGTGAAGCATCATAGCAATCATAGTTCTAGTTTGAAGAAATACCTCACCTGCTTTTTGAGGAGCATACATGTAATTCTTTAATTGCTCACCAGATAAACCTTTTTTAATACTAACATTATCAGCATATTCATAATCTGTTAACTCTTGAAGCATTGGATATTTTTCAATCAATGCGTTAGTTTTAGATTCTTTACCTAATATTTGACTAGTAAATATACCAGTAGCTTTATTTAAATCTCCAGCATTGAAAAATCTACCACCCATAGCTTCAGTAATGTTACCTACTTCACCCACAAAGACATTTGTAAAGGCTGTAATAGGGTTTAAACCAATTCTGAGTAAACTATTCCACTTTAAACCAAAGTCAGCTAATTCACCCATTTTAATCACTTTTTTACCTACTATATTACCTTCTTCATCTTTAATATTTTCAATTTTTAATTCATCTTTACCTTTAGTTTTATTTCCTAAAATCTGCATCTGAATAAATCCTTCAATCATCTCATAAAGATTAGAATCTTCACCATTGATAGCAAGTTTAGACTTATGAGGATTAATAAATTTATTATCTGCGATACTACGTTGTAATAATCTAGTTGTAGGTAAAATCTCAGTTAAATGTTCATGTTCAATAGCCATGGCCCCAAATTTGAATAAACTTTCACCCAAGTCTTTAGATTTGTTATCACCAGTTAACTTTGTAATATATTTCAAAGGGATAACATCTCTTTCAAGCTCTTCATCCTTAACAAAATCATCATTCATTATTTCATATGTTTTAACACCTGAAATATATCTAGCCATATTTTTAACTTTATTACCAAAACCTTTAGTTTTTAGAATGTCTGACATTGTTTCAGTAAATACATTAGGAATAAAATCTTCCGGATGTTTTTTCAACCATTCAGTTTGAGCATTTAATGGAAGTTTATCTAAAGCTTCTTTAATAGTATCCTGGTAAAATTTATAGAAAGTAGCAAGTTCTTCATTACCTTTTTTAAATATTTCAGTGTAATTAGGATTAGCATATGCTCTTTTATCAATAGGTACAAAATGCCCTAATTCTTCATCAAATGTTGCAAACTTATAATGTTGCTTATCTTTAGCTTTTAAAGACTCATTTAATCTTTTATAAAATTCAGTTTTATAAGGTCTAGTTAATACTGTAGTATTACCCATATCTTGAATAAACATATCATATGTTTCAGACATAGATTTTCCATTAGCTTTAGCCCAATTTTCTAATGCTGTAACTCTTTTCTTAACTTTATCATGTAAATTTCCTTGTTCACTAGATATATTAATTTGAGCTTGTTTAATTAAAACTGCAATTGTTCTAGCAATTCGATTAGGTAAATTAATTAAACCACCAGTATATTTTGTAAAACTAGAAATATCTTGAGTATCTTGTTGTAATTCATCATAAGTTAAACCCTCTTTTTTATTAGAAGTTTCTTCAACTTTAGTTTGAATTAAATGAGCCATTACTGCAGTATATCTAGTTTTAAGATCTTTAACTTTGGTAGCTACTTCATCTAATTGATAAAAACTATCTAACTTAGGGAGTAATTCAGCAATAACATGATCTTGAACTTCACGATTACCTTTCTCATAAGATTTAATCATTCCTTCAATATTACCTAATTCTATCTCAGCTAATTCATATAAATAAGCTTTATTCTTACTAGTTTCATATTTAGCTAATGCATCTTTCATAGCTACTTCCATAGCTTTAAATTTAGTATATTGAGGAGATCCAAATTCCTGTTTTTTAACAGAACCTTCCACTCTAGCAATACTACGTTTTAAGTTAACTATTTGATTTTTATAATCATCTTGTCTTTCAACTAAAACCTGTTCTTTAACTTCAGATTTAATCTCTTTAATTCCAGGTAAATCTTCAATTGTAGGAAATGAATCTAATCCATGTTCTTGTTGCCAAATACTAACTTTAGCCTCAACTACACGATCAGGTAGTTTACTTTGCATTACTAAATGTTTAAACTCTTGACTATTCTTATTTATACAACTCATTATCTACAGTTATTTTCTAAATTTAACATTGTTTGGGCCACTTCAGGATATTGTTTTTGTAAAGATGATAGACTAGTAGTCTTTTCAACTTTCTCATAAAAATCATTAGGTTGTAAACTAACAACATAACTATTTGCAGTTTCTTTAACTTTAATCCATTCAATACCTCTTTCCTCTAAAACTCTTTCTAATTCAATAAAAGCTTGTTCATTCTTAACTTTAGAATAACTACCTTTTAATTGACCAGGAATTTCTTTAGATGTATAATTTTGCATAGGTATCATATACTTCATGATACCACCTACATCAAATCTTTTTTGAGATATTAGCCCAAGATCTTGTAAATATCCTATTGTAGTATAAGCATCAGTTGCTAAACCTTCATCACCTTTATTTAATTTAAGTAGTTCTTTGTATAGTTCACTACTTTTATTTGGACATGTTAACATTATCTACAAAGTTTATTAATTAAATCACCAAATTCTTTATCATTAGTAACTTTTGTACTATTGATTAATTCAAACATTTCATTTCTTTTAGCTTCAGAAATACTACCTTGTGCCATATCTCTATCAATATTTAATTTTAAATCTTGTATTTTAAAATCAATAGCTAAAGGTACAGTTTTTTCTTCAGATTGTACAGGATTTTCTTCATTAATTTCTTCACCAAACATTGCAGCTAATTGATCTTCAGACATAGGTATCTCCATTTGACCATCAGATATATTTTCAGAATTATCTGCATTAGGTTCATTATCAACTACTTCTGGAGTTTTAACCACTTCATCTTCAGCAAATTCTTTAAATTGATCTAAATTACTAGCTTTAGCTTCAGCTTTAGTAGTAAATTTCTCATATCTATTATTAGGTAATGAAGTTTGTGGTTCACTGAAAGGATTAATTTCAACTAGTTTACCAGGAGAACCTAAATAAGTAACCTGTCTAAAAGTAATTTGGTCACCAGTAGTTTGATCCAATTTATAAATAGGAGTATAATCTTCATTTAAAACAAATCTAATATATTTAACAGTTTGTTCTCCATCAGTAATTTCTTTTAATTTAGTTTTATCTAAAGATTTTTGGTCCAATATTAATGTTTTACCACTATCTATTACAGTAAATAAACTCTTTTCATTATCGTAAACCTTAGTAAATTTCTTAGCATTATTTCTAATTAATTGATCTACAATACCATCTAACACTTCCGGATTATAATAATCAGACTGTAAAGTAGGTTTTACTTTATTTCTGTCATTAACTAATCCCATAGATTGTAAAACACTAGGATGAATATATCCCGTATAACTATTTACACCAGTATAAAATCCTGTATTTTCAAATGCATGATGAATTAATGCCTCAGCTAAAGGTTTAAACTTAGAATTATATAAACGGGTAATATCATTAATCATTAATTCTTTTTGATGTAATTCATATCTACCACCTTTTAAAGCTGCGTAAGCTTCATTAGAATTTTTAATATTAACTACTTCTAAAGATTTAAATAATGTCATTGCTTTTAACCACTCTTGTTCTTTTTCACTAATAGTTAAATCACCTAACACTTTAAATTTATGTTCTAAATGTGTTCTACTAGATAATAATAATTTTAAATCAGTTAAAAAGTCTTTTCTAGATAATCTTTCAGTACCATTAAATAATGATTTAAAAGTATGTTCAGCATCTAAATAAGCTTGAGCAAATCCATTAACAATATTTCTATCTTCATCTTTTAAACTAGTTAATGAAATATTATCACCCAATACTTGAGATTGAGCTACTCTATCTTTAACCGCATTAAAGAATGGTGATGCAAAATTATAATGATCTTGCATAACATCCATTTGAGCTTCAACTGTTTTAATATAAGGATAAATAGCATCACTATGAAGTAATGGTTCAATACCATCAATTAGAGTATCTTTTTCAGATAAATTTCTATAAATAGCTAATTTACCATTAACATCTTCAAAGTTAGGTCCAGTTTCTTTATTAATACTAAATAATTGATTCAATTGATTCAACTCTTTAATAGTAGCTTGAGATTCATCAAATACATTTAATACCGTTAATTGTAATATTAAATAATCTAATTTTTCTTTACCTTTTAATTTAGAAATCATTTCTTGTTTACCGGTAAATTTCTCTAAATCTTCTAAAGATAATTGCTTAAAATTAGATACCATATCAGGATGAATCTTATCTAAGTTTTGTAATAAACTAGAAGCATTAGCATTAATTTTAGCTTCTTGTTCAGTTTTATCATATAACTCATTAAATGTATCAGTATATAACTGATTATATTTAGTCTTAATATTATTAATATCTTGTTTAACAAAAGTTTTATCTTTTAATTGAATATCGTTAGCTTCTAATAAAATAGATAAGTCTTTAACTGCTTGCTGAGAAGTAAACTGACTAGCTACTTTAGAACCTAATCCTAATCTAACTAAATAAGACCACATTGGTAAAGTTTTCATACTAATACCAATAGAAGGTAATTGATCTGGGGTCTTAACCGCATCTAAGATTACAGCCATCATTGATGATAATTCTTCTACAATTTTAGAATTAGCATCAGACATTACTCTACTTAAATTTTTATAAATACCTTTACCTTTAATTTTAACTCCTTGTTCAATAGTTTTATCACCAACTACTTTATCTTTAATTTCCAAGTTACCTTCAGTAGCCCAAGCATGTCCAGATACCTGTAATGCAGCTACACCTTTTAACATTGAAATTTTATGGAATAAATCTTTATTGAATACTTGGTATAACGGAGTAAAGAAATTACCAATTTTAATAGGTTCTTTAACTTTATCGTATACTTCAGCAATAGCACCTGGTCCAGATGGAGTAATTAAAGATTCTAACATATTACTAGATCTTAATATTTGCATATAATTTTCTAATAATCTGTTATTTCTAGCAGGTTTAATATTTTGTTCAGCAACAGATAATTTACTAAAATCTTCTAATAAAACTTCAGATTCTTTATTATATGTTTTATATAGATCATATCTTTCTTCAGCTTTATCTTCACCATCAATATATTTATAAGCTTCTAATACACCATTTTTAGATTTAAATTCTTTAGATATAAAGAAGATTTTATCAAAGTCAAAGTCAGCTCCAAATTGTTTAGTTACTTCTAAAGGTAATAACATTGCTCCACCATATTCTTTAGGTAAAAAACCTACAACTTTAACAGCCATCATAGAGTGAGCTCCCTCAGTTGGAATACGATAAACTAACATTTGTTTTAATTCATCAGGAATATTATCTTTTACATTACCATCAGCATCAAAAAATTCTTTAGCATGTGCCGGAGCATAAGCTTCAATATAATCAATAGAAGTATCATCTGATTTTCTAATCCACTTTAAACTAGATTGAATTTCAGTTAATGTTTTAGACTCATCTATAGCTGTTTGAAATTCTGCAGCAGTTTTATAATTAGATTCTTTAGGAGCAATTTGTAAACCAACAGATGATGCTTGAGGAGCACTACCACCGGTAAACTTTTGTCTTACAGCTCTATCACTAAAAATAGATGATATTAATTGTATAGTTGTTTTAGAATTAATTAAATCTAAAGGATATTGAAACTTACCATTAGCATCTTGAGTAAATACATCTTCCATAATAGAAGTTGCATTTCTAGAAGAAATAGCATCTTGGATAAACTTCATTAATTCTTGTTGATTACCTTTGAAAGCTTTAACAACTTCTTCTAAAGATTCTTCAATATTAGCTTTATCTAATAAAGCAATTTCACTTTTTAACTCTTTACCAGATTTACCAATGTAATCTTTATTATCTTCCACCATCCCATAGAATAACATCTTTAATTGTCTTAAAGAGTCATTATGTGAATCAGACATGTGATCTGGATTAGCTACTTGCTCACCATAGTTATTTAAATCTAATTCAACAATACTAGGAGTACTAGGATCCTGAATATTAGCTTTAAATGGTGATAATGCTTTCATAGTAGACTCAAATGCAAGTACTTGTGGGTATTTAACATCAGCATCCATTAAAGCTTTATGTTTAGCTAATAAAGGATTGTTTTTAACAAACTTATTGCTAATAGGAAATATACTACATTTAACTTGAATAGGTACATATCTTTTTAATTTATTATCATATTGTACACCATAAAAGAAAGGTTTTTTAATAGTTAAAATTCCTTTATCTTGTTTTCTATTTAAAGCATCAGCAATATCGGCATTAGTAAATCCTTCTCTTAATTCAGTAGAATCATTACCAAACAATCTTTCTAACTCTTGGTAAATACCAACAGATACAAATATTTGAGCATCAGCAGCGTTAATAGAATCTTCTTTACCATATTCTTCAGTAGCTAATTTAGCAATATTACTGTTACCAGTTAATTCCGCAAATTCTTCTAATATAGGTACAGATAATGAAGCTAACTCCACATCTTTAATTACATTAATTTTCATTTTACCACCTGTAAGGTATTTAAATGAATTATCAATAATAGAAGTATCTGCAAATTTAAGCATAGAATATCCTTGGTAAAAACGTTTACCATTATCCTCAGCCCCTTTATAGAATGCAGAGTCACCATTAATTAATGTAGATATTGAAGCATTAAATAAATATGAATTTAAGGCCCAATTAGTAATAACATTTTCTACTTTACCAGCAAATTTGTTAGTTACATAATTACCTTTTTCATCTTTATAGATAACATTCTTTTGTTCAGCTAACTCTAAATGTTTATCAATAATAGATTGTAAATTATCATGAATAGTATTTTTAACTTCTTCTAATAATTCACCTTGAATTAAACCTTGAACAAATGTTGAAGGATTAACTCCTTTAGCAACAGTTTGATCTAAAGTACTTTCAATAACAGCATCTAATTTAACTTTCAATATTGGACTAATAGCATCAGTCATATTAAACTGTAAACCTAATTTCTTTTTAGTATGGTAATTATCTACTAAATTCTCAGGAGTCTTTTTATTATCTTTAATATCAATCATTACTTGTCTAATTCTAGCAAGTTCATTAAATACTAATTGTTCAAATTGAGAATGAATTAAACTATTTTTATCTAATTTACCATTCTCATCTAATCCTATATTAATTTTAGAACCTGCAAACGCAAATGCTAAACCTTTTTCAGCAGGAATAATTGGAGCATAAACTGCTCTAGCTTCAGTACCTAATTTATCTTTATCTAAATCATTATTAAACATATTAATGATCATTGCTAAATAATCATCACTATGAATTTGATTAAATTTCTTACCTTCAATATTATCACCTTGCATTTTAAGACCATCTATAGGAAACATTTCTAACCCTTTAGTGTGCTCTAATACAAAATTTTTATAGTTAATAGGATCTGACTGTAACTTATCATTTAATGCTAAACTAGCACTAGAGTTATTAGTTAATGATCTAACTAACTTAGATGCAAATGATTGATGTTGAATAGCATACACTACAGAATTTTCAACATTATTAAATGATGAAGTAAATAATTCTGTTTGTACATTAGTTTCTAATTTAATTAATTGATTTAAGAAATTTCTAGCATTAGTAAACTTAGGATTAACATACATTGTATCTGCATAATGCAACAATGTCATAGTTAATTCTTTAAGATTTTTATCATCAACTTTAGAATATTCAGTAACAGTATCATAAGATAAACTAACACCTAATTTATGAGCTAACTCATAAGTATTATCTACTGTAGCTTTATAAGTTTCATCTAACATATTTTTACCATTAATGTTAGACCAGTATTTATCAATTAAAGTTTTAACTTTTTCTTTACTTACTTCATATACTGCAAGTTTATCATTAAACACTCTAATATCATCTGTTTCTTTATTAGTAGGATCAGTAATATTAGTAGCTGTCCATTGTGTATTTAAATTAACAGCAACATCTTTTCTGTTAGGGTCAAACATTTTAAATTCAAACTTATTACCTTTCTTAGTATAAGTCATTAATTTATAGTTTAAAACTTGTTTATTAAAATTTGCTGCAAATTGTTGTTTAAAATTAGTTAATTGTTGTTTATCGGTAATAGATTCAATAGCTTCAACTACCTGATTAATCTCAGGACTAAATTTAGCTAATGATCTCATAATAGCAAATTGTTCATTGAAAGTTGTTGTACCAACTAATGATTGCTCTAATTTATAATAAATCTTTTCAAAAGAATGATATAAAGGAAATCCAAAAGAATCTCTCTGTACAACACTATCTTTTAATACCGGAAGATTAGATAAGAATAATTTAATCTCATGTGTAGCTGTTCTAATACCTGAAATAGCTGTCATTTCCTGGAAACCTTTACCTTTATCACTATCTAACTTGTTAGTATCTTCATTCTCTCTATTAGTATCTACTACACCCTCCTCTTCTTCAATAACTGAAGTATCTACAAAGTTACCTTTGAAATTAATTTTTTTAGTTAATGAAATTTGACGTTTAGCGTTATCTAATAACTCAGAGAATTTTTTAATAACTCCTGAAGCTAAAATACCTTTATTTGATAATTCACCAGTTTCAACAAACTTTGTAGTTTCTTCAGCTAAAACTTTTTGATAATGATTTTTAATATTATTAGCAATAACATTAACATCAACTTTCTTTAATTCAGTTCCTTTAGCTACTTCTTCAGATACTTTAGCTAATAATACATTAGCAATAGCATTGGTTCTATCTAATTCTGCACTTAATGGAATAGATCCGTCAGTAAATACTCTTGAGTAAGCATTACCAAATTTATTTAAATCAATAGCTTTATTTAATAAACTAGCAGCTATACTACGCTTAGCATAACTACCTTTAATAGTATTTTCAAATACTTCTTGAATTTGTGAAGTATTAGAATTTCTAAATATATTGAATAGATTAAAAATCTTTTTAAAGAAATTAATTATACGTTGACCTAATGAAGGATTAACTTCACCATCTACAAACTTAGCAAAATCATCAGATAATCTTTCTTCATAATGTAATTGAGTTAAAGCTTGAATGTTTAACTTCTCATTACCTGGAGCTTGTCTTAAGAATTCTAATCTTGCTGCATCAGGTGCATCATATTTAACTTGAGCTTCATTTAATATAGCTATACGTTCAGTATCTGATAAGATATTTCTAAATACACCGTGAAATGCCTCATGAAACATTGTTTGATTAGTAGCTCCTTTAAATAGATAAATAAGCATGTTATGAAACATACCATAAGTATCTTTTAAATTACTACCAACTTCTTCAATTAATTTCTCATCAGCTAATTGTAATCCAGGTAATATTTGTTTTAAAATATCTTTAGACTTTTGATTAACTTTAGTTCCTTCTAATTTAGTTCTACTAAATACTGGAGCATCTGATGAATCAAAATCAATATCATCAGTCATTGTTTGACCAGCAAACGGATTAGTAATTGGTTCTATTTTTAAATATTCAACATTAAAATATGTTTGAGCTTCAGCTTCAGTATCAAATTCTTTAATTAACGCTTGTGTTTCTTTATCTCTTATTTCATTTTTATAAACATAAAATTCATTTTCAACTTTATTTTCTAAAGCAGCTAATTCTGCGTCATATTTAGCATTGATTTTTTTTAATATTTCAATTGGTGTAACATCATCTATATTTTTAAGTAATTCTGCAAATTCCTCTTCTCTTAAAGTACCTCTATCAGAAACAAATTCTCCTTTTAATAAAGATCCTATTTTAACTCCATTTTCATCAGTTATAACTTGTTGATAATCATTACTCTTATTATAATTTTTACCATTAATTTTAAAATTATTTTTATAATTAAAATAAAGACTTCTAAAAGCTATAGAAAATTTATTATTAGCTAAAGCATTTTTAATTTCTTGACTAGAATCATCATTATAAAATTTTAATTCTTCTTGTCTACGTTTTTCAATATCTACTTTTTTATCTTCAAAAGAATTTTCATTATTAGAAGTTACATTTTGAACAGCTGTAGTTTCTTCAGGTTGGATTAAACCTACAACTTCAATATAAGGTTGTACATAATAATTACCTGTAGAATCTGTATAAGCATTAGTTACTAATCCATTATTTTGGATTAATGTTCTAGTGTATTTAGGATCATTTAATGAGTCAATAGATAAGTTAGCTCTAACTGTACCTAATGCTTGAATAAATTTATCAGTATTAATACCATCTTTTAAATCACTAAAAGATATTTTAACCCCACCAACTGAAACAAACCCTTCATTTTGATGTTCTTTATCTTCAATAATTCTAACAACATTAGGGTTTTTAGAATATCTAGAATGATTAGTTACAAATACAAAAGGTTGTAATGTATTAATTATTTTAGAATAATTACTTGTATTAGCATCAACAATATTATCTTTAAATGTAGTTAATACTAATTTAGAAATATCATTAAAGTTTGCTAAATCTTTAATTAAGTTTGTATAAACTGGTATAACATACCGAGAACCATTAGCTGTTTGAACAGCCTGGTAAACTCTACCTACACCAATTCTAGTTCCACCTGTAGGATTCTCTTTAGAAAAAGAAGTTCCTTTAAATTCATTAACAACAGCTTCTTGGACTTCATTAATATTTTTAGCAGATAAACTTTCACCATCATCATATAAAAATAATGGTCTACCATCAATCATGTCTTGTGGTCTAGTAGATGGAGCTTGATCTAAAATTAACTGATTATTTTTATCAATTTTAGTTAATAGTTTTCCATGACCTTTAACACTAATAATAGTATTAATAGTTCCGGTAGGATAACTTAAAATCTCTTTTCTATTTTTAATTAATTCTTCTCTAACTGCAATAACTTCATCAGTAGCATTTAATGGTAATGGATTTTCTAATCCAATATACCCTACAACTGTTCCTTTAGAATCAGTCATCCAAATATCTTTACCATTATGATTATAAGTTACTTCAGTTCCTGCAGTAGCTACATTAGGATAATTAATATCTCTAGATACTTCTGGAGTATTATTCTTTTTAGAGAACTCTTCACCACTTTCTTCAACTACTTCACCGGTTTCATCTCTTAACCAAGTCTTAGCTTTTTCTCCAAATTTAAAAAACTTAGACATTAAAGCATTAGCTCTTTTACTTAAAAATTCTTTAGTGCTTGTACTAGCAATTGTAGTTAATTCTTCATCTTGATTAATAGTAGTATCTAAAGCAGTAGTAACACCATTAGATAATATTTCATCATTTTCTTCAGCAACAGGTGTAGTAACTACTGTAGATCTTTCTGTAACTCCAGTTTGTTTATTAATAATATATGCTTCAATCGCTTCTTTATTATTTTCATAATGTTGTTGCTCATCAGCAGTAAACTGTTCTCCTTCTGCACGATTAATAATTTTATCACCTAAGTATTTTACAACTTCATCATTAGATAAAGCTTCTCCTTCTTCTTCTGCAAAATTATTTAATGTAGAATTATCTACAGGTACTCCAATATTTATAGGTTGATTATCTATAACTTCTTGTTTAATTTTATTTTCAGCAACATTATCAGATACTTCGTTTTCAACAGAAATATCTTTAGCATCTAATAATTCTTGTAATTTAGGATTACTTAAAGCTTTATATTCAGCAATAAATTGTTGTTGTCTATCTTTTAATTTAACTAAATCTTGAACTTTATTAATAACATCTTGTCTAATTAAAGGAGAAATATTATTATCAATCTCCAAAGCTTTAATAGTTTCTTTAACATTAGAAGTATTTATATTTCCTAAATTAGATAAAATGTTTAATGATGTTGAAGTCCCATTATCAATACCAAATGATTTAGATAATTTAGTATTAATTTCTTGTTGAATTCCTTGAATACGATCTTGAGCATCTTCTAATGTCCAAGCAGTATACATAAACCTATCTTTAATGTTAGGTTTTAAATCAGGATACACCTCATCTATTGTATTAGATAGTTGTTCAATTTTATTAACTTTATCTAAACGTTTATTTAAATAAGAACTAACAGCTTCTTTATTACCAGTTAATTTATCTTTAGATAGCTCAATACCCAATATTTGTTCAAATTCATCATTAGATAATTTTTTATAAGAATCTAATTCACTTTTAATATCATCAACTTTACCAGCACTAACCATATGGTTAATGTAGTTAATTAACATATCAGATTTATTATTTTGAATTTCAAATTCATTGTTAGTAGCTACAGCTTCATCTTGTTGTTCAGATAATGAAGCATGTCTATTTAACATACCAACAGTTTCTTTAAAGGCATCTTTACCTTTAATTTCATTAAGATAGTCTAATGCTTTATTTACTGCTTGATCATTATTAGGATTTTTATAAGATTTTAAACCTTCAGATTTAATTTGAGTAGCATTACCAAAAATACCACCACTGATTGCTCCAATCATAAAGTTTTCTAAACCTTCAGATGACATAGCTTCATTTAATCCTTTAGAAAATGATTCTTGAAAATCATTGTATTCTGGATTATAATATTTTTTAGAATAAAAATCATTTACTCCTTTAGTAACAACTAATTGTTCCCATTCTTCTAAACCTTCAGGTAATGCTTTACCTACAGCTTTTCTTAAACCATAAGATTTATCTAATATCTTTTGAACTTTAGATAACTCTGAAGCTTTATAACCACCTTTAACTAGATCCTTTTCAGTTCTAGCAGCAGCTCCTTTTAATAAAGACTTTTCAGTAGCTGTGCTACCTAACATTGTTTTACCAAATGTTAACCAGTTACTGGCCATAATAACCGGTAAATTCATAGCATATGAACTATTACCTACAGATTTAGATAATAATTTTACATAATCTTTTTCACCATCAGTAACTTCTCTAGTTCCTCCTGCAGAAAGCTCTTCTAACATTTGTTTTTCAAATTCCTTAGAATCATTCAAAGCATTAGCTGAAGCTTCAGTACCAGCACCTATTACAGCAATAGCACCATTGTTTAAACCATTCTTTAATTTATTAGCTTTATCTGTTAACTCAATAACAAATTTAGTTTTATCAGCAGCATCTTCAATTTTAGCAGTAGCTCCCATAGCTTCTGCTACAGACATACCTAATTTATCTAATGACGCTAATTTACTAGCTGCACTTAATACTTTAGTATAAGCTGCACCAGATAATAATGCTGCACCAGAATATGATACACCATCTAATACATCACCAGCCCAAGTATTAACATAAGCTAATTTATTAAAACCTTTAGCATCTTCAGCAGCTTTAGTTGAATACATACCAAATGTTTCATCAATTTTTTTTTCAGCTTCTTGATTAGCATTAGTTACATCATTATCCCATATTTTAGACCAGTCTGCATTTTTAATAGCAGAACCTATTCCATAGATAGGACTTATAACACCGTTAAGTGTTCTAGTTCCTAATTTAGAAGCCGCTCTAGCTACACCAACTCCCCACTTTTCAATAGTAGGTTGTTTTTCTCCACGATGATACCTATAATCCCCATTTCTAATAAATGTAGGATCCAAGTTTTTATCATCATATTTAGAATTACCAAAATTAGTATCTCCAAAAGCATCTGAAACTGGACCAGATTGTCCTATAATATCTGTAGTTGGAGCTTGATCAGCTTCAAAAAATAATCTATCAGCTTCAGTTTTAAATTTATAATCAATTTTATCTACTGAAGGAATATTTCCTGATGTATATTGTTTTTTACCCATTATTCTTCGTTATCTTGGTTATCATTTAATAATGTACTTCCTTGAACTCTTTCAAACTTAAATTTATTTTTTAAAGATGTAGCATCTGCCTTACCTCTACCATATAAATAATAAGCAGCGTCAGCATGTACTAAAAATTCATTATAGTCATTAAATTTTAAATCGCCTTCAGGTGTATGTAAAATATATTTTTGATTATTTAAGTTTTTATTATCTCTTACAAAAGTATAAGATACTTTAGCTTTATCCTCGTTACTTAAAGTACCTCTAGCAAATACTGTAGCTATTTCTCCTTTATTTGTTTTAGGATCATAATTTTCAATATTTTTAGGATCAGGTTTACCACCAGATACATATAAATCCATTACTGCTTTTTGAGTACTACCTAAACCTCTATCAAAATAATCTTGACTATTTTTAGATTGTGGTTTTAATAATACTTCTTCTGTAACAGGATCTTGACCTTTAACTTGTCTTTGAATAATAGATTTATTAAATGCTTGACCATCAATATAAATACGTTCTCCAGTTTTTACAATATCCCCCTTATTTAAAACAGTACCTGTTGGATTATGTGTAGTAGCATCATATACCGTATAAGATTCTGGTGAATTCATAACTCTTTGAGATTCAATTTCTTGAACATCAGAAGGTAATTGAACACCACCTAATTTAGATTTACTTAATACATTATATGCTGTAGCAATGTTTTGCATTTGACCACTCCATGATTGTCCAGCAATTTCACCTCTTTTTAATTTTGCAATATAATCATCATCAAAACCTATAGCTTTAGCAGCTTTAGTTATAAAGTTTCTTAATTCTGTGTTATTATCAATATTAGTATTTACTTTTCTAGGTATAACACGACTAATTTTCCCATTACTATTATTACGTTGTTTTAAAGCATCATCATAACTATATGTAGATCCTACCACTTTACCACTAGCATCTTCAATATCAAATATAGTATTAGATGAAAGGTTATCCCAATTGATATTTACTTTACCGTCAGTACCTACTGATAAAATACCTTTAGTTGATAAATTTTGAAAATCTTTATCACTAGCTAAAATATCAACAGTTGATCCTGGTATTGCATTACCTTTTAAATTTAAAGCATCAGTAGCTTTTTTATCTTCAACTGCAGCATGCATCTGATCTTTTAAAATCCAATCGGCTTTAATTTGTTTTTTAAGTTCAGAACTTTCAGCTTTAGCTACAACACCATTAACAAAATCTTGTTTTAAAGAATCATAATAATAATCACCAGCTTTAACTTTAGAACCATCTTGTAAAGTAACTTCTGAATTCCAATCTAATCCTCTATCTCTTAAAAATCTATTAGTTTGTTCTTTTGTTTGAGTTCCTAAAGAAGGATCTTCATCAAATGTAGAATTAACAGAATCTATAATACGTTGTTTAGTTACTCCAGATCTATCAGTATAAATAATCATACCATTAGCATCTCTTCTTCCTGCACCAGAAGAAAGAATTTGTTTTTCAAATCCTTTAGCATATTCATTTTTTATTTTTTCTAAATCAGCAACATCACTAATAGGGGCTCCTTTATATTCATTACCATAAGGATTAGATAATAATCTAGAACCTTCTTCAGCCAATTGATTTAATACAAAAGGATTAGCTCCAGCATGTTTAGCTTCTCTATATTTTTTATCAGCTTCATCAATAGCTGCACTATTAACTTCTGCTATTTTAAGTTTTTGATAATCACCATTAAAATCTGATTTTAATTGTCCAACTTTTTGAGCAAATTGACCAGCATCTAATTTACCAGCTTGATAATCATCAGCTAATTGTTTATTAGCTAAAGTATATTTATTTAAAACTTGAGTTTTAAAATCACCATATCCTGTATTACGATATTTAATACCTAAGTCTTCACCTGAACCTTCAGATAATACTTGATTACTTACTTTAATTTTATTAAGTTGATCAACCAAAGCATCAGCTTCAGCTTGTTTAGTAGAATGTTCCTGAGTCATCTTAGCACCTAATGCACCTATTTGTTCAAATGGAAGTGGGACGTATGTTGAGACTGGTTGATAAGTCTGACTAGTATCGAAACGATTAGAACTCATGTTTACTTATAATTATTTTTAAATTTTTCTTTTTATATAAATATTTAGAAGATTTAGTTGCTTGTGATCTTGTTATACCAAGATCTCTTTGTAAATCACTTATAGATTTATATTTACCTAATAGGTTATCATCTATATCATAGATATAACACCATTTTGAAGCACCTTGTCTAAATCCATTTTCAAAAACTCTCCTAGTAGATTCTGACAATTTCTTTTTATGTTCATCTGATTTTTTAACTCCTTTATTAAAGGAATGTCCCATTAAAGTATTTGAGATTTTATCCCGAGACTCTTTAGAAATAATTTTACCTTTATTTGCTAATCCAATTTTAATTTTAGTTTCTTCTGAAGGCTTATACCAAGATCTGGATATTTTACTTTTTTCAATAGTTTCTTTAGAATGTCTATAGTTACTATTTTTCATTGCAATACTTTGTTTTAATCTAGTTTCAATACTAACAATTTTATTTTCTCCACCTTCTCCTCCAGTAGTTAAATTATAACCATTTGGATTAGTTTTTTGATAACTATTATATAATCTAATATAATGTTTTTCTAATTCTATTAATAAAAATTTATTAAAATTACCCTCTACAATAGTTTCAATTTTAAAATTTGATTCCCCATATTTTCTGACAGATTTGTGTAAATAACAATTTTTATTAACTTTTGAATTTTTACTATTTAGATGTTGATTAAATCTTTGTTTTGCTAAAAATTTAGTTAATCCAATATAAATTTTATTATTAATAATATTTGTTATTTTATAAATACAACCCATAATACAAAGATATTAATTAATTACTGAATAACAAAATTATTTACCAGTTTTCTTTTTATTAAATCCAGATTCTTCTAGATATTTTTTAAATTGAGGGTCATTATAATACTTCATCATCAACTGTAAAGTCTCTTGATCCATATTACCTTTTTTATTATCCATCATTTGATTAGCAATATTAGAACCCATTGAACCAATAGCTTCTCCTTTACCAGATCTAGTTCTAGCTCTATTCATAGCATTAGCAATAACTTCTTGTCTAGATAACTCATTGTTATATTGTCCTACAGAATTAGCAATACCAGCATTAGCATTTTGATATTCCTTTTGAATTCTATCTTTAGTCATAATATTTTGAGCATTTAAACCAACTCTATTAGATAAATAGGTACCAGCATTACCACCACTAGCTCCTCTAACATTGTATTCAGCTCTACGAGTTTGCTCAGTAGCATCTCTCATTGCAGCACTAGGATCTAATAAAGTAGCTTTCATACGATCATACTTTTCAACTTCTGGTTTATTATATCTAGATAAGTTATAAATATTACCAGCATTATTAGCTAATCCCATAGCAACATTAGAACCTAATCCTTTCCAATCAAAATTTCTTTCATTTTGAATTTTTGATTTAGGTTTAGTTGAAGGATTATTATGGTTCCAACCATGCTGCTTATTAATAACATCATTAGCTAATTGTAATTCTTCTTCTTGAGATTGTTGAGATTTTTTAGCTGAATTAGCTACTTCATTTCTAGCTTGTTGTAAAGCATTTTGATAATCTGAATTATAAGTACTAAATCCAGGATTTGTATTTCCTGTCATTTGATTAAAAGCTAAATTTCTTTGATTTTGTTCAGCTCCCATAAATTTAGTTTTTAAATATTGTTGTTCTGGAGTTAAGTCATCAGAAACACCCCCTTCTAAAAACTTAGGTAACTTCATACCACCATATTTAAATGAAGTAGATTGAGTAGCTTCTTTTCTTAAATCACCTTGGTTATTTAAATTAAGATTAGTAGGATTAGTTCCTGGAATAGAACTTTTAATTGTATTCTTATATAAATCTCTACCTGTTTCTAAATTAAAAAATGGTTTATAATTACCTTTAGGGTCATAAGATTTTGAAGGATCAATTTCTCTACCTGAATTACGATCAAATGCTACTCTAGTTGCTTTAGAATAACCTGCGTTAGCATCTGGATAATCCATATAATTAACATCAGTACTCATATTCTGAGATACTTCTTTTCTATCTATACGTTGATCATATGGATTTTGTACATTATTAGAATTTTCTTTTTTATCAAAAGGTTCTAGATAAGCATATTTAGGTTTATAATATTTCATTAAAGGATTTAAACCTTCTTTAGTACCATAACCTTTACCTGATAATTCATCAGGACTTACACCACTTTGAAGTTGAGAGATTAAAAATTTATTCCAATTATCAGGATCTGCTTTAGAATTACTTCCTGGTGCTTGACGAATAAATCCTGGATCTACATATACTTGTTTATTACCAACTGCTCTATCAAATTTATAATTAACTGGAGCAACATCAACTTTAACACCTAAACTATCTACCGGCCCACCATCTGGATACATTGGTAATTTAACACCTCCCATAGGAAACTTTTGATTATCCATTGACATACCCATACGTTTAGCATAAGCTTCAACCTTGGATTGTTTAAGAGCTTCTTGAGCATTAAATAATTCTTCAGAATTTTTATTTTTAGCGAATTTCATTAATTCAGCTGTACGTTTAGAAGTAGTACCATATTTATTAGATTCTAAAACCTTATCCTCTTTATTAGTATTATTAACTTTATTTAACTCTGCAAAAGTTTTTTTACCTAATTTTAATCTATCTGAAAAAATCATTGAGTTTCCTGGTAAAGTAACTGGTACTCCACCTTTTTCATGAGTAGGACCATTAGCTTGTAAAAAACCACCATTAGGTGCTACTACATTTTCTTCAGATTCAATCTCAGCATTAGGTTGCATATTAGTTCCACCAAAAGCAAATTGATTTTGATTTAAATTAGCTTTAGCGTTAGATTCAACTTGTTTTTTATGTCTATTAGTAAACATATCAGATAAACCTCCGGTTAATGCTCCTGCTACTTTTTGTCCAGTTGTTGCATTAGGATCTGAATAAATACCAATAAGAGAGTTTGATGGTGATAAAAATCCACCAGCTATTTCTCCTATTTTAGAATCATTTTTATTAATTATGTTACCGTTAGCATCTGTTCTATCAACATTATCTTGTACACCTGAACCAATTTTAGTAACTGCTCCTACTCCTGCACCTAATAAAGGATTAATAGCTGTAGCTACACCAACTTTAGCTGTATCAACCCCTGCTTGTATAGATCTAGTTTTCTGTAAATCATTAGCATAAGGATCATTATATCCTTGAAAAGCTTGAACTCCACCTGCGGCAATAGCTGTACCTGCTTGAGTATATTGACTAGAACTAATCTTAGATTCTCTACCTTGATTATAAATATTTTGTGTACCTGATTGTTGATTAGAATGAGCATCTTCATGTAACGCACCATTAAAATATTTAGGTAAAGTTTTAGGAATTTTTTTAGATTTTTTCATGATAACAAATTTGGTTATATATAACTATATAATATAGTGTATTTTTTTGTAATATGCAAATAAAAACCCCAGTATTTCAAACTAATTGATAACTGAGGTTATTATTATAACTATGTTAATTATATGAATTAGCGATCACTAATTCTAAGTAATGTTTTAATATTATGAATTATAAATCTTAATCCGGATAAGTTATTATATTTAAAGTCAGTGATTAACCACTTATCTCTTAACCTTTCCCCAAATGTAGTTTTAGTTAATTTACTAGGATCAAAGATTGAGTAAACAGATGGATTATAAGTATCATAATCAAATTTATTTCTAGGTAACTGTAAGTTAAATCCTTGTTCAACTTTTCTAATATTATTTCCTGGAGGAGTAATAGTTAAAGTAGTCCAATCAGTATTTTGATATTGATTGTAACATCTAATTTCTTGAAAAGTAGAATCTTTAATATTTACATCATCTGGATATAAAGGATTAGTTGGTGAGCCTGGATAAACATTTAAGTCATCACTCCATTCAACATTATCATTTACAGCTTCAGATTCAATAGTCATATTATCAAATACTTTAGTATATAAAGGATTATCGTTAACTAATAATTTTAAAGTACTAGGATATATTGTACCATAGAATGATCCATAATCTCCATAATTATGAAACCATAATTTATTCACAGTATCTATAGCTAAAGGATGTTTAGTACTAATTAAATACTTATTACTGTTAATATATAAATTAGGAGTGAATGAATACATTGAACTGAATGCTCCTAATATTTCAGAATAAGCTAATGTAAGATTTTCATTATTAGTAGTATCTCCTTCTAATTCATTATTAAATGTATATAAGAATTCATTATGATAATAATCATAAGTAACTAATACACCTTTATTGATTATAGGATTATCGTGTTTTAATAATTCATTATGTAGTCTTTTAACAACAAAATTTCTTTGCCCTTTAACATCAGATATAGGAGTTACTGTTTCACCATTGAATAAATAAATCTTTTTATGTCTAGCATCAACAAATGTTATTGTAGATTGAGATCTATATACAGACCATTGATGAACAGTACCCGTATCTATTGCTTTATAATAATGTTTTTGAATAACTTCACCATCAGTACCATTACCTAATTTAATTGGTGTACCAGTAGCATCATTAATCATAGATACAGGGTTAATAAGTAATATACCAACACCTCTATCTTGTAGATAATACATATTTTCTTTTAAAGAAACTAATGCATTAATACCACCATAATTACCTTCTACATCATAAAAGTTGTTAGTTAAGTATTCAGACCATGAATCTTGTATTTCATTGTTAAACTTAAGTTCGGACCAATAGATTCTATTAATCCATTCATCAGATGTTTGAAAATTTAATGGTTTAGGGAAGTATGTTTTAGTATCATTTTCAGCATTATTATATGTTTCATATTGATAACCATCTTCACCATATCCACCATCATTACTTAAATTTCTATTAGGATGAATTCCTGTTCTAACTTCAGAATTATATGAACAGGTTGTACCAAAGAAAAATGAAGTACTAAATTTAGCGTATCTTGTACCATATCCTAAAAAAGCATGTGTAGTAGCATCATATTGATAAACACTATATTCAGAACCATTTGGTGAATCATTTTTAATAGTTTTCATCATATCATAAATTGTAGTAAACACATCTCCTCCAAAATTAATAAATGTTAAATTTTGATTTGTGGGAGAATTATTTATAGTAGTAGGTATGAATTCACCTGAAGGGATATATTCATTATTAGAACGATTAACATATGTGGCTCCACCATATTGTGAAACATTAGGTTTATAATAAAGAGCTAATAATTTTTTAGGTTCTGTACTATCAGCAATACATCCATAATCTATTGTAGATAATCCTGAAGGTATTTGTAAAAACATAGTACCTTTACCATAGCAAGGATTGTTTGTTTGTCCAAACAAAGGAACAACAGGATCTGTAATATCTTCACCATAGTTTTTAATAGAGTAACCACCATTAGAAGTTGAACTATTACCTGGTAACCATTGTGTAAGTCCTAAAGCATAATCATTTGCGTTAGTTCCTGTAAAATCAGTATAATCAGAATATACAGTATCATCAACAAATTTTAATAAAAAGAATGGTTCTAATGGTCCAGAATCATTATTTGTACTACCAAAAAATGGCCCAGGTTCCGGAGTTCCATAACCACCACTATCAATTCTTTGATTATCAGGTGGAACATCTGCTCCAGCTATATCTACACCTTTAGTTCCAAAAAATGCTCTATAAGCACTATTACCAGAATTAGCATAATTAACAGCCTTAACTCTACTTCTAATTAAAATTTTATCTCCTGTTGAATATGTAGGTCTTAAACCTGCATCAAAATCCCAACAATCAAACATTTTAAATTGTCCAAGTGCAAATCCATTAGTATCAGAATTAGAATTTAAAGTTTCAACATGCCATTGGTTTGGATACGGACTATAATATCTTCTAGGATTAGGTAATGGTAAACCAGTAGGACTTGTAAATGCAGCAACTTTAGTATTCCAACTAGCAGGTAATATAGCTACTGTTGGATTAGCAAGTGTTGGATCATTTGATTCAAAAGGATTAATCATTCCAGCACCTAATATAGTTTTATCAGAACCTGCTCTTTTAACCCTAACTATTTGATAACCACTAATAAGATTAGTAATAGACGATGTATCTACAGTAAATTTAACATACAATGCTTGAGTATATAAATCAGCAGTACCAATTCTAAAACTTAATCTAAAATCACTAATACCTGCTGTAGTAGCTGGAAAATCTGGATTTGGATTTGTATCCCCATAACTAGGCATTTTAATATCACCTATCCATTTAGTAAAATAAGGATTACCTTCTTTATCAAAGAATTGAATACCAAATCTATAAATCTCCTCATGTTGAAAACCTTTTATTAATGAAGTTTTCTCAGGTTGTTTTAAAGAAAAGTATTTACTATTTTGAGGATAATCATATTCTGTAAGTGTAATAGTTGAACTATCTGTACCATTAGTTCTATATCCTGGACCAGGACCAACTATATCATAATTTGATGCATTAGATATTGCTAAATTAGTATCTGAACTAATACTCCAAGCACCAAACTCATAAGATATATTAATACCCTCACCACCCAATACTTTTGTAGTAAGAGCTGTAGAAGGTTTTAAGTAACATGCATTAACAGAGTTATTTCCACTATTATCATAATACTCATTAATCATATCTTCAGTTTGTGCAAAAGCAGATGCAGATAAAGCAGTAGCACCTCTATTAGCATTTGTTCCATTATTTGTAGTAAGAATTTCTTGAGCATCATTAGCTCTAAAAGCTCTAGCATCATAAGAGTCTAAATCTTTTTGAGGAGCTCTAACATTACCCCAGAATAATCTATTATCTTTAGTATCACAAGTTTTAGCATGTGTAAATGTACCATTGAATAATAAAAACTCATCTAATGTAACTTCACTATAACTTGTTGTAGAAGCATTTGAATATGTAATATCCATTGTTTCAGTTATATTATTAACTCCCATAGATGTTATAACGGGTACAGCTGAAGCAGAACTTCTATAAACAACAATAGTTTCAATTTGATCATATGTTGTATCTAAGTTACTTAAATGCCAAGTAATACTTTTACTAGCAGCACCTAAATCTCCAACATAATCATAAAATACTGTACCTTCTGGATTCTGAGTTAAATAAACTGGAGCGGATAATTCAGAATAATTTGTTACTGAACCTAATATTTTAGATAATTTATAAGCTAATTGATAACAACCAGCATTTAATGAACCACTACCTATAGATTTTAATGTAGGTTGTACAAATTCAACCTTAGGTATAATACTTAATTGACTTGGATTTAAAGCCATCAATTGAGCATTAGCTGTGTTTATAGTTCTAATTTTATTATAATTGTCAGACCAATATATTCGTTTAATATCAATACTTTCATATCTACCTGTAATAGCGGATGGTGGAACTGGATGATATTTAGTAAAATCTATATTATTAGAATAGATCAATGTTAATGTGTGTTGCTTAGATATATCATCAATATTTAATTTCCAAATAGCTCCTTGCTTTTGTAATTCATCATTAGATGGTATTTCATTATCAATACCTGCTGGACCATATGTAATATCATTAGGAGCTGTTAATATATAAATATCATTTAATATAAACGTAGAACCAATAGGAATAATCTTATTACTTAATACACCTTTAACATAAGGATCTAATGTATCTTGAGTTAATGAAGTACTACCATTACCATTTACAAATTTTAATAAAGCTAAAGCACCATCATCTTCAGTAGGTGTTAATACTATTGTAGAAGCTACAGAAGCTATTGTAGTGCAATCTTGATAAACAGGTTGTTGATAAATTACAATGTAATTATCTTCATAAGCTATATCAAATGTTTTAATAGCTACAGTTGTACCAGTATACTGATAACAGTTTGGAAAATTGGTAGTTATAAAAGTATATAAATTAAATCCTGTAGTAGTGTTTAAAATATCTATAGTATCAGTAGTACCATTAATAGTAATATCTGTAGAATTAGCTGTATCAATATCTGTTTGAAATACTTCTATTTTATATACAGCTTGTAAATCAGGGAATGTAAGTTTACACTCATTACCTTTAATATTAACTAAGGAACCATTAGATCCACCTAATTCTGTAAGCGGTCTAAAGTTTAAAGCTTGTAAATAAGTTTCTTTATTTAAAATAGTCTTAGATTGATCAGAGTTTTGACCTTTTGAAAATGTATTAATGCTTTCCATATTATCTTAAATTTCTACGTTCTCTAGATTCTAAATTTCTAAATCCATTGCTATATTCATTCTGTTTAGGTATAAGTCTAACCCAGGTATTCTTAAGTCTTTCCATTTGTGAACTATCAGGCATATATGCTGAACCTCTTGCAGAGTTAACATAGAAGTACCAATCTTTCTCTGACATTCTAAATACAACTTCAGGAACTAATCCTCTTCTAAATTGAATCTTATCTAACATGTAAGTAACATAAGCTTTTAAAGCTTTATCAAAATATACATTATCGGGAACTAGTGGAAATCCATCTTCATCAATAGGTATTGCTTGATACACTATACATAAATCTCCAGACTCTAATGATGTATTTAAACATCCATCAGATATATAAAAATTATATTCTGTACAGCATGTAGGTATTGTATTACAAGTATCACACTTATAATTATTAGCTGCAGATTTAGTAGACCAAGATAAAGGTCTTCCATTATATGTAATATCTTTAGGATATATAAAATCACAAGGTAATGCTACTGTATGATTAGTCACTGTAAGTACAGTAGATATTTCTTTATTTTGAGCATAGGAACCTATCATTGATAGAGCTTCTCCCAACCATTCTATTATATCACTCTCATTAATCTCGGTATTAATTCCAAGATCTCTATATAATCCAGCAATTAATGCTTTAGATGATTTAAAATTTACTATCATTGTTTTCTTGCTAATTGAGAATAATAATCAAATCCTGGAGTATTCCTAATATGTTCAGGAATTGCTCTAGAAGCTTCTCTACACGGAGAGAATTTATAATATTTTTTACCTGTAAGTTTTAATTTACTTTTATCCCATTTCCATTTATATCTAAATGGTTGATCATAATAAACTAATAAACCTTGTTTTTTAGATTCACCATAATTAACTTTCCAGTTTTTTATTTTATCCATGTCAAAATTAACATCATATTTAATAATACCTAGATAACCTAAATTATATGGCATTTTAAAAGAACCGGCTTCAGTAACTATTTTAGATTGTAAAGCTTTATTAAACACTCTTATAATCCTATAATATACAGCATAATCAACAGGAATTCTTTTATTGTTGAAAGAGGCTCTACAATAATCTTTGTAAAAATCTTTAGTTGATAAATCTTTTGTGTATTTTCCATTAGTTCTTTTTTTTACCTTAAATTCTATCATTTTTTATTTAATTGATTTTGAGATAATGCATCATTACTAGTGTCATGTGGCATTTGTAAAAAAGGCATTACTTTAGTTTGCATAATAATATTTGTTATATCATTAGCCATCTTCAATGAACATGGATAATTACTATCCCAGTTAAAACATGCTGAACCTCCACAAGTAGAATATCCAATTAGTTCTTCCGGATTTTCAAAGATAGCAAATATATTTACATATTCCAAAAGTAATTCTGAAGTAATATATAAATATCCATCTTGCAAGTACCATTGAGCTTTTTTAGCTGTATATTTATTATATTTATTGTATTTAGCCTCAAAAGGATTTGATTTAGATATAATATCTCCTGTAGGAGTAGTAACTCTTAATATAAAATTATCTCCACTAGTTTCTATACTAGATGGTAATCTTACCTTAGTTCTAAGAATATAACAATCTGTTGTTATAATACAACAATCAGAACTATCTACTAATTCTAATTCTAAACAAGGTATTGATTGTACCCATACATCTGAAATATCTTGACGTTTACTAATTGCTTGAGAAATAAGCATTGATCTTATTTCATGTATCCAAAAAGCAAATTGTTCATCACTAATTCTAAATGAATAGTTATTTTCACCAGAATCAGCAATATTTCGGATGTCTGCAACAATTTTTCTTAAACTTAACATAATTATTTCTTTTTAGGTGTCCAACCTTTTATTCTATATTTAATTTGAATAACAGGTTGTTTATTAAAAGGATCATATCCTGCTGAGTAACTCCAATTATCTACACTCAATTCTAACATTGGAGCTAACATTTTAGGTGTAGCTAATATACCAGCATGTATTTCATACTTATAAGGATGTGTAATTAAACTATCTTTTTTAATAGTTACCGTTGTACTATTAGTTATCATTAAAGGTACTTTAAGTTTAACACCTGTACTATCATATCTTAACTTACCTTGTAAAGACATATTTCTATACAAATCATAATCTTTAGTTTTAATAGTATCATTATAAACATAAATTCTATTACATTCATTTGAATCTAAATAAATAGGTATCGAACCAATATCTATTCTTATTTTAGGTTTAGAAGGATACCATTTGATTTCAGCAGGTGGTTTTATAGTATCTGTTGTCTTAACTGTGAAAGTGTCTACAATGGTCTTAGAATCAATTTTAGGAGTAATATTGTTACTACCACATTGGTATCCAAATATGAATAATGCAATTGCTATAATTCCTAAGAATATCTTACTTATATTTTTACCTATTTTTTCTAACATTTTAAAATTTATTTATTATTTCATTTGCTATATTTTGAGAACCTAAACAATTTGGGTGAACTCCATCAGAATCTACTTGAGAAGGTAAAACATTTGGATTATAAACAATATTTGTTTTAATGTTTGTAAAATTTTTATACTTTTCAAAAAAGATTAATTCATTTTCAATAGATATATTTAAAGCATCTATTGATGCTTCATTAGCATTATTATAAGGAGAATACATTGAGTATGCAGAATTTTTTAAATGTGGTATATCTAAATAAAATAATGGTGGTAATATTTCTGTAAATGAAGGTAATTCTGCAAGGTAATCTAAAAATATATAATCACCATTAATGTTTTTTATTTCAATAGAATGTGATCCTGAACCAAATCCTTCTAAAATAAAAGCATAAGGAGAATAATAAAATCCACCAATATTAACAGAAGTAGTTGTATTAGCTTTACCAGAGCAATCAAATGTTTTAACTAAATTACCATCTACTCGAATTTCAAATATACCTCTAGCTGCATTTTGACCATATGTACCAATTGCTATTTTATCATTATTAAAAGTACCAGTTAATGTACCATTTAATGTATTTGAAGCCATCCAACCTATAGTTCCTCCTGTAGAATACCAAGCTTTAGATTCTAATCCACCATTAGAATTAATCCAAGATCCTGTAGTTGTAAAATGAGAAGGATTTGAAAATATTTTAAAATTTTTAGCATACAATAATGCTAAACTAGTTATAATACCACCTTTTATCATTTCGAAAGTTTCAGGTGTATTTTCTCTTCTTATATCATTTATACCAGACATTAAAGAAGTTGATGTTAATTTAGGTATTGTTTGCTGCATTGCTGCTTTAATTGATTCATAAATTCCAGTACTTGGAATAGCATAATCAATATATGTAACACCTATTGTATCTGTAACTATTTTAGCATAACTACCACTAGCACAATATCCATATGATGTATACGATATACTATCTCCTAAAATTGAATGAGAATTAGACCACGTATTATCTACAGAATTTTTATTATTAAACCAAAATTGATTATTAGGTATCATATTAATATAATGAAATTGTCCAATAAATACTAGTGCCATCATAATAAAATGTAGCAATATCTTTATAATTAGCAGTTGTACTTAGTGTTAATGTAGAAGATCCTTGAGTACCCATTACAATAGAATTACTTGGTAATGTAATTGTTCTTGAACCTACATTATCTTGAATAATTACAATTGTACCATAATCACCGGCTGTTAAATTTAATAAATTTAAAGTAAGATTATTTGTTAATGTTACTTGACTATTATAACCTTTTTTTAAATCCCAGATGATAATTGAAGTACTTAATAATACTATTGGATTTTGATAATCTATAAGTTCATTAATCTTTGTAAAGTAATGTTTAACATCTGTTAACCATGCTCCTGTAAAAAACTTTGTTTTAAGTTTATCTATACTCATATTATTTAGTTTTAGTTGTTATTTGTTCAAAGTAAAAGCATGCTAATAATGTATCTAGTATGATACCTCCCATACCTACATATAATGCATATGTAGCATTAGATTCATACCACGTAGCACCTGTAATAGCTGCAACAATACCTTTAACATAAGTTTGTAGTTTAACCACTTCTGTTTGTGTATCACTAAATAAGTTAAATAGTGAGAAGTGAATTTTGTATTTTTTAATTGTCATGCTATTTTATTTCTTTTAAAAGTGTATAAGTAAAATCTTTTTGTTTGGAAGCTTGACATCTTTTAATAAGATATTCAAAATCTTTAGGATCATTTAATACCTGACATCCAGCTGACCATTTATCAATAATACTAGATATAGCTGAGGGATTAGCTCTATGTATATTAATACCAAATAACCCAGTTTCAGTAATTGCTGTTTCTTCAGCAAAGTCATCCTTATCCCCATCTCTATAAACTACTACATTCTTTCTTTGACAAAGAGCCAAGTATTTACCTTGATGTAAATCTAATTTCCATGTGTTAACATATTGATTAGGTTTAAGTAATGCTGCACCTTTAGGATTTAATAGATTCTTTAACCAATGTACACCAGGATTAGTTGTACCTGTAAACCATGTGATTGTATTATTTTCTATTAGTCCTATAAGATCATCAAACTTATTAGGTAAATTAGCATCACTTCTGATACCAACTATTTGAAATGGAAACCAAGTATAACCTAGTTTAACATATTCTTTTTGTAATTCTTCTATTGTAAGTTTTTTCATTTTAATCTTGTACTAATATTAAATCATATTCTCCTTCAGCTGAAGTATTGCTATTTGTAACATTTAAAACAGTTAGTTTAGTCATACTTTTACCCTGTACTATAAATGGTGTTGAATTTGTATAATCTAATTCTATAAAAGAAGTTCCACTATTATTTAATCCCATTTGTGTTTTAAGTTGAAATACACCACCAAATGGTTTATTCAACAATTGGATAGTAGCTCCACTGTTTGCAACAGGATTAGTCATTTTACCTCTTACTCTCACGATATAACCCTTATATCCTACTGGTACCATATAAATAGTTGATACACTTTGATTAAAACCAATTGGCATATTTATCGTAACTGTACCATCAGTAATAGCAGTTCCAGTTATTACTCCTATATTATTTGTTGAACCTGTATTTTGAAGCAGATGTATATGAACATAAGAATTAACTGTTGGTACATTAGTAAGTCCATTCATTGTAATAGTTTCACTAACTGCATTAAAACTATCGTTAATTCCACGTATCAATATAGTCATTGTGTCAGAAGCAGAAGTACTAACAAAATTATGTATTCTTGCTGTTGTAGGTTGAACATAAGTTCCATTAATTCCCCATAAATCTTCTGGTAAAGTCCCTGTATCAACATCATCGTTTAATCCAAACTTTGTAATAGTTGATGAACCTGGAATATTCCCTTTTGATATCTCAAAGAAATAGTTTTTAGGAATAAGTGTAGATATAATTGTTAACAGAGAATTAGCAGTATCTTGATTTGCTCTAGTAGCAAAATCTTTAGCATTTAATGTAGTAAATTTTTCAAGTAATCTTTTAAATAGAGATATTAAACTAAATGTACCTGTATCACTACTTGCTGAACTATCAGCTTTAACACCTAAATCAACACTACTGATAGGTTGTGTATCTAAAGGTGTAGTTCTTTCAGCTAATGTAGCATCCGTACTTGCGCCTATAGGTAATGCAGGATTACCTTCAAATAATACTAATCTTTTAGTATAAGTACCAATCCATATTAAACCATTATCTTGTGTATATTTTACACCTGATTCAGCTAATCTACCAGAATTAATTCTATCTATTTGCTGTTTAGTATAATACATTATAATTTAATTTTAGAATCTTTTAATTCTTTTCTCCATTTCCAAATAGTATATGCTACAGTAACTCCTATTCCAATAAGTCCTGCTAAATCTTTCCATTGTCCTATTGTATAACTACCGAGTAACATAAGTGGTACGTCTATTAAATCTATAAGTTTATGTATTTTTTGTTGTAAAATGTCTAGTAAATGTTTCATTGTATTATTAATAAATTAATTGTGATACGATGTAATTTTTTTTCGCTAAATATCCTAAATCAGTTAAGTGTACATTGTCAGCTGTAAACCATAAAGGATTAATATTAGCTTTTCCGTAAGTATACCAATCAATAAATTTTATATTTAAAGTTGTTGATATTGTTTGTAAACCAGCCAATGCAATTGTTTCATAATTAACATAAAAATATGTAGCATTTTCTAAAAACACATCACTCGTTAAAATTATGTTGCTATAATTCCAACCCTTTAATAATGCTTCTGTAATTAAATCATTAATACCAGATAAAAAAGTAATTGGAGTACATAAAGGTCGCCAACAATCATTTAATCCAAATGTAATAAATAAGTATTTATCTGAAACTCTTTTTTGTGGAATATCAGTTATAGTAGTTGGAGCAGCACTCGTTTGACTAGCGGTAGTTCCATTTACAGCTAAATTTTGTTCACGAGTATTATAATGAGTACATACTAATGAACTCCATCTATTTGCTGGAACACTAGCTCCTACTCCAAAAGTAACACTATCACCTTTGAATACCAAATTAGTTGGTATTGCTTGTACTATGTATCTCATTATACTTTTTTCTTAACTACAACACTAGTTCCTATTCCATAAACAGTAGATATTTGAGTAACAACTCCTGAAGCTATTTGAAGCTTCCAATCTCCAGCATTTGCACCATTAACAATATGAGCATAATAATCTAATACAGTTGAAGTAGCTGCAACTGTATTATGAGCAGTTCCTGTTAATGTTCCACTACCTACTGTTATTTCTTCTCTTACAGTAGTTGCAGAAGTACCTTTTCCAAAATATTTTGCATAAAAAGCACATCCAGCAGGAACAACAGTTGCAAATTTACTTCCACCTGTTGAACTACATGCAATTCTTATCTTTCCTTCTATAAAATATTCTGTATTAGCCAACATTGGAAAAACTAAATCTGGTATATCAACACCTGTTGATAAATCATTTGTTGTATCACCACCTTTAGTGACTAAAACATCTGTAAATAGTTGAGAATATTCTGCAGACGTTAAGTGAATATAATTACCAATATTTAATCCGCTTAAATCATTATGTTGTGAAATATTTGCACCTCCTAATTGACTATATAGTTTTTTAGGGTTTTTAACTACCGATTGTCCCATTATTTATAATATTCTATGTGTAATGTATGAGTACCTGCTGTTGTTTGAATAAATTTAATATTATCTAAATTAGGTTTACCTGTAACATCAAATACTGTTAAATGATTTAAAGCTTTACCATCAGTTGAAGTTGGTATAGAAGATATTAAATATCTAACAGGTACACTTGCTGTAATTGTAGATTCTAAAGTTATATCTGCATATTTTGCATTTACAGGTACTGTTAAACTTACAACTGTTCCAGCAACTGTTAATTTTTGATACCCACATGCTATTAAATTAGATTTATTTATTCTTACCAGTTCTGATAAATAACTCTTAGATTGATTTCCGAATCCTGAACTCATTGTATTTTAATTTTATTGTTTTAATTGACATTCACAAATGTCACATTCTTTCATTAATTTAGCTACTATAATATTAAAATCACTTTCTGATAAGCAGTTTAAAACAGTACATTGACCATTTTTAAATTTATACCAAGTAAGTGTTTGAACAATATCTCCAGTAGATATTGTTGATATTATAAATTCTATTGATTCAGTATCACATTCTCCTAATATATGTACATAAACATATCTAGAATCTCTTGTATCCGGATCAATGATAACATGATACCCATTATCAGGTAATGCTACATCTAATAATTCTAAAAATATTTCAACTTTAGTTTTAACTCCATCTCCAGGTAAAGTACTTTCTACACCATTAATAGATAATGTATAATTTCTTAAGGGATTTGTTGGATTTGATAAATAATCAATATAATCATCATAATCAAATCTTAATGCAAATTCAGAATTAATTTCAGTATTAGTATTGTAACATTTTAATGTTTCAAACCAATCATTCATTAATTTAAGTTTTTGTAATTCTGAATCAGCACATTTATCTCCTATAGAATATAATTTAGATACTTTAACAGCCTGAGCTGAAATACAGCACAAGCTATTTGTTAAAACTATATTTAAGTTATCTGTTGTCATTATAATATATATTTATAAACAGTAGCTTTTTTAAGTACTAAACTATTTGCTGTAGATGCTGAAGTATTTTCAGCAGAAAATTCTATATTTAATATAGTTGATAAATCTACAACAGAAGTATCCGTTGTTAATAGTGGTAATGTTACTGTATCAATATCCTGTCTTATAGTCCAAAACTCACTAGTAACTGAAATTCTTGAAATTTTAATCTTCAATTCTCTTGAATCACTTACAGTAGATGATTTAAATAAAGTATATATTTTAGATCCTAATTTTATTCTATAAGTTACATTAGCACTAGTACTAGTTGTTAATAGAAAATAAAGTTCTAATTCACTACCATCAGTTAATAATGTATTAGCAGGCATAGCATAAGTAAACAATGTAGTTTCAACTAAACTTGCAGGAGTACCTACTCCAGTACTACTATTATATGTTGTTAATATTGTAGTACCATTTTGTCCATTGGCACCTGTTAATCCAGTATCACCTTTTACACCATTAGTACCATTAGTACCAGGTATACCTTGTGGTCCAACAGGTATTGTTATTTCATTGCAATCTGTACACATATTGTATATTTAATATAAGGTTTTTATTTGTTATTTGCAAGTTTTACACCCACTATTTAAGCATAATTTATCAATTATTTTTTTAATAGCTGTAAAATTAGCTTCATCTCCACAAGCAGCTGCTTTTTTAAGAGATTGTAATTGAGTCCAAGCAAGGATATAATTTTTGTATTCTGATGAATCTTTACAACAATCACAAGATAAATCTAATGCTGCCAACATATTTGTTACACAACATTCAGAATTACAATAGAAATATTTATAAATACTTTTAGTATAAGTATCAGTACCATCAGTAATTGTATAAACAAATAACCATTTTCCATCTACAATATTACTTGGGTTACCTATACTAGATAAAGGTATATCATATGTAAATGAGGAATTATCTGTAGGAAATAAAGTAGTAGCTAATAAATTTAAAGTATAAGTACTTGTGGAGTTATATGGAGTTATTGTTAAAGTTGCAGTTACAGCATCAGTTAAATCAATATTTGGAGTACCCCATCCACCAACATTAGTTGTTGAATAGAATCCTGTAGTTTCTTGAAATCTTATTTGGGTGCAACTATTAATTACACATGTTGAAAAATTTAATTGTAATGCCATTGTTTTAATTTAATTTTAATCAAAAAAAAGCCCCTGGAAACTTTAAGGAAGAAAAACCAGGGGCTCATTATACTAATTAAGGCTTTAAAAGTTAATACATCGAATGATGTAGATTGTAATCTAAGGACTAGATTACTATGCTATTAATGAAGCAGTTGTAATTCCTGTAGGAGTTCCAGCTAACCATGCACCAATATTTGTTAATAATGCAACACCTTCTGTAGAGAATCCTGCAGTATCTAAATTTGCTTTATCAAATGGATCAGCAGAACTTACATTAATAGATGGGGTTGCAATATATACTGCTTTTTGAGATAAAGAAACAGACCCCGCACCTGAAGTGAAAGTTTGATCTTCAAAAGTTAACACTATAATATCATAAAAATATTTTACTAAGAATGCAGTACCAGCAACTACTGCTGTTAATGGAGTAGTAAGGATGAAAGTAGTAGTGTCAACGATAAATTTAATTTCATAAATAACACCATTTAAACTTACAATTTCACCACCTCTTAATCCTGCAGTTGAAGTAGCAACTACTACTACATCTGATGTTACAGCATTTGAAGTTGTACCTGAAGCAGCAGCTAAAGCTCCTGTTGGAGTTGTAGCAGCAGCAACAACACTTGCAGATAAATATCCTGTATTAACTACATTAAATTTAACATCTTGAGATGGCCACATTCTACGATTAGATAATCCTTCGTATTGATATTCAAAATTTTCTTTATTATAAACTTGGTTATAAGTACCAGTTCCATAAGAATTAGCTTGAATTTGTGTACAAGTAGTTGTAGTTCCAAATCCTGTTGAATCATCAACTTGAACTGAAAAATACACACGGTTTTCTTTATATGTGCTAGATTGGAATTGATTAATATCCTTAGCAGAAATTTCAACACCATAATCGGTAGCTGCAGTTAAACCGTATACTCCAGTACCATCACCTACAACAATAGCTTCAACTAATGTTTTAAAACCACCGTTGTTGATTGTTGCTGCAATTTGAGTTGCAATAGATAATTGTGTAGCTGTAGCAGAAGAAGTAAAACCAATTCTTAATACTTCTGGACGTTCAGAATATAATGCTTTATCATTTTTAAAGTTAATACTTCCAGAATAATCTGTAGAATTGTTAACTTCAATAGTTCCTGTACCTGTTTTACGACTATGTCCAATAGACCATACTTCACGAGCAGCGGGAGCATATTTTTCAAATCTTGCTGTTTTTACTGAACGACCATTAATAGTCATTGATTTTTTGAAAGAACCATCAGAATATGTTTCAGAAAACTGAATATTATCTGTTGCAGTACTTGCAATATAAGGAGAAGCAGCTCCTAAAGCTGTTTGGTTTGCTTTAAACACACCTAATTTACCAGCAGTTAATGTATTTACATCAGCTTCTAATGCTGAACCATTACCTACAAAAATGTTTGTTACTTTATGAATTGACATTGTTTTTTAATTTTATAATTTATTATTTAAGATATTTTATTATTAAGGATTTACTATTCTAAAATGAATTTTAACAATATCATTTAATACTGCTGATCCACCATTAGCTATTTTAAATTTAAAACTTCCGTTAGACAAACCTTCAGAAATTACAAATGGAGCTCCTGTTTTTCCAGCAGCATATTCTATTGTAGCTACAATAATTGAAGTAGATAATACTTTATTATTTGTTACAGTAAAGGGACCAGATACTGCACCTGCGGCTGTTGTTAATGCTATTGTAGTAATTACTCCTTTATTCGCGTTTATAGTTACACCTGTAGTAATAGATGTTAATTGTGTTACAGTGCCTGCTGTACCATTAACGGTATTAATAATTTCATCTATTTTTGAAGATAAAATTTTAACACTTGGTATGAATGCGCCTAAAAAATATTTAGGAGAAATTGTTAATATTGCCATTTTAATTTAAAATTTTTATTATTCGTTTGTATTATTAATCAAAGGATTAAATGATTGTGTTCTTTTACCTTCTATACCTTCTAAAGCTATTGATACTGCTTGATCAATGATTTCTGAATGCATATGTTCAGATAAATCAAATGTTACACCAGTAGTAATATTAACTGTAGCTGGTTGTTTAATGTATCTCATTCTATAATCTACGATTGTACAAGATGATATTAATTCAACTCTTCCTGCTTCCATTAATCTAATGACTTTAGAATCATTAGGTTGTTTAAAAGGATCTTTGATTACTTTAGAAAATTCTGAATGACTTGTTGGTACAACTTCAACTAATTGTGTTACTGGTGAACCACATACAGTACATGTAATATTACATCTTTCTTGTACAGTAAACCAATGATCAGTAGGTAAAGTTAAAAATCTTGCAGCTACATCAATATTATCTGAAGCATACGCTAAAGGTGTTAATACTGCATTTACTGTAACATTTTTTAAATCTTCAGTTCTTTTCTGAGTTTCTTCAAAAGATTGTCTTTTATTATTAGAAAGACCATACCTTTGTTTAATAATTCTTTGTTGAGCATTATTTAAAATTAAATCTATTTCTTCTGGTAAGAAGTTAGGATAATTTAGAGCATCTAATTTATCACATCTAAATTTAAATTCTTGATGAGCTTCTACAATAGTCATTAGTCAACTTTGATTTTCTTAGGTTTTAACTTTCCTTCTAATGCTAATCTAACAGCTTGGTTTTTTATTTCTGATAAGTAACCTACAACTTCATCAGTTGAGCCACCTAAAAGATCTTCACCATTATAGTAGTAAGTACCTTTCTTTTTAATAATATCTTTCTCCAATAAACTTTGTAATAAAGCTCTTACTGGAGTGTCTTTTGCTTTAGCTAATCTTATAAATTCTTTAAAGTCTTTTTTAACCTCTTTAAATAATTCAGTTTTAACCATAGTTTCAGACATTGAATCTACTCCTTTTTTACCATAAATTCTTAATAGACCTCTTCTTTCTTCGACTGTTGTATTATGGAAAGCTTCCATAGCTGCAAACTCGAATTCCATTTTAGCATCTTCAATTTTACTTGCTGCTTCTGGATCATATATGTAAAATAAAGCTGTAGAGTTTCCAACAACATCATGCTCTGTATTAGCAATCTTATCATGTTCCTGTAACATTCTAAACTTTAATTCATCATAAGCATTAACTATATTAAAAATAGTTAACTTATCATTTCTCAATCTTACTTCCATATCTCCCCAAAATTCAGAATTTCGTGGACTTAAAGTACCTTTTGGTAAGTTTAATTGTTTTTCATAATGTTCTTGGTCAGCTAAAGATAATCCAGTTTTATACAAACCATTTTGACTTAATTGAGCTCCACCAATAATAGTATGAGTTTTATTATAAAAAGATTGACCTGAAAATTTATTACGTACGATAGGTCTAATAACGTACTGTTTAATTGATTCTTCCATTGTTTAATAATTTGCCTTTATTAGTTTTAAAAAAAAGAGAGTGTTTAGGGATAAGGTACACTCTCTAAGAAACCTTATATTTACTAGCTAATTGCTGATGCATCTAAAACTAATTGAGCAGCATCCGATGGATCTCTCAACATAATTCCACATTCACTCATAGCTTCAAATGTATAACCATCTCTTGAAGTTGCAGATGAACCATTTTTCTTAGGTCCGTAAGGACCATACATTCCTTCAATGTAAGTTGTTACCATCTCACGATCTTTAGAATATACTTTTTGAATATTTGGTTCTCCTTTATTGTAAGATTTAAAGTTTAAGAAAGTTGCTTTATAAGACTCAGCTGGTTTACCAGTTTGAGGATTTAACAAACGATTTCTTACAGTATCGTTATAAGGTTTGTATTCTTTTAATGTAATAACATCTCCATTTAAACCTGTATATTTAATAAACTGACCTTGTAATTCTAAATTTTGACCAGAACCGGCTACAAATTTAGAGTCAACTAAATTGAAAGCTGATGCTGAACGTTTCATTGCTTGATCAAATAAGTTCATGAACTCACGACCACATAATGCAACATATTCACGAGGACCATCTTCAGTACCATTATATGCTAAATCTCCCATGAAATCACGAATAGTTTTTTCAGTTAAAGTAGTATATAAACGTTTGTTACCTGGAGCAATTTGATTCTCTAAACCAGCACTAGAATAAATAGCATTACCTGATTTACCTTTTAAATCTGTAGTACCATTAGCTTTAATATTTGATTCACCAAACATTAAGTTAATTTCAATCTCATCCATGAATTGCTTCCAAAATTCCCACTCAGCATATTTTACCCAAGTGTTAGTTTTTTCATTAGTTTCAGGATTTAACATTGAAATAACCATAACACGACTGTGAGCAGCACCAGTTACAGAATATTTTTTACGCAATGTAGACATAAAGTTTTCTAACTTCATCGGTGTTGCATAATGCGTTTCACCTGAAGTACTAGAATCATCATGTTCTACTAAGTTGTATTCTTTAGATACTTCTTTACCTATTGCTAATAAAGCACCTGGTACTGATTTAGTAATATCTGCAGTAACTAATTGACAGATTAAAATATAATCCATACCATCATATTCTGGTTCAGAAATTACACGAGCTTTATACTCTGGGCTATCAAATAATAAAACATCACCTTCCGTAAACCATTTTTCACCTACACCAATTTTAAAAGTTGTAGCATTGATACCAATGTTAGTTGCTGTATCAAAAGCTGCTCTGGTGATAGAAATTGCTCTACGAGAATCTCCAATAATGTTCCATTGGTATTGAATACCATTAATTTCTTTAGATTTACCCATTCCACCTGTTAAGAAAGAAAGAGCATTTTTATAACCATTTTGTTTGTTATAAATACGAGTAATAACTTGACTAGCGATTGCTGGCTCAGTTAAGAAGAACGTTGACAAGTGAGAATCTTGAGTAAGACCTGCATGCCAGTTCATGTTTGTTATTTGTAATGGGCTAATTTGCATTTTTAATTTATTATATTGTTAGTAATTATACTCTAATTATAGTAAGCCATTATTTAATGCCTGCTTAAAAGCACTGAAGTTTCCTGTAGATCTCTCTTGACCAAATGAATCACTTTGTCCAGATTTCAATTTACTTCTTCCATCTTTAAAATTAGAAAGTTTACTTGCAAGTTCTGAATTAACTTTATTCTTCACTTCTTTTTCTAATTTTGTTAAATCCCAATCATTCATTGCTAAATAAGCATACATGTATTGAGCATTTTGATTAGTTTCATTATGCTTCTGTAATTCTGTTTTACCAGTTTTATCAGGTTTCATAATGTAATCCCAAAGTTTATCTTTTGTTTTGGGAGTTAATTTAAATCCTTGAATATCTTCTTTAGAATATAAATCTTCTTTAAACTTATCGTATTGTTGCTTAGCTAAAAGTTTTTGCTCAGCATCATATTTCTTTTGAACTTCAACTAATTGCTCTTGATACCCTTTTTCTGCATTTTGTAATTTAGTTAAAGCTGCTTTAGCTTTCTTTTCCAAAATACCAGAAACTTCATATGTATCTAAAGTTTCAGTAATCTCATCTTCATCTTCACCTTGAGCTTTTAAATACTCTTTTAAAACAGTTTTTGAGTCAGCCTCATCTTCTAATTTAAAATCAGCCCAAGAGCTTTGATTGTAGTAAAGATCTAAAAACTGTTTAGGATCTCCACCTGCTTCAACAAATTCTACAAGTTTATGAACATCTTCTGGTAAACTCTTTTTATAGTTTTCCACCTCACGCTCAACTGTAGAACTCATTAGTTTTTTTAAACCTTCTTCAGAATCCTCAAAGGTTTCCTCATCATAGTCTACTAAACCTTTATCACCTAACCAGCTTGCAAATACTTTGAGAGAAGAATCTTCTTGAGTATTTGTTTCTTCAGATTCAAATGAAGTAGTTTCTTTAACTTCTTTCTTTGGTTCTGCTTTAGATGTTTCCTTAGTTTCTTTTTTAACTTCTTCAATTTCAGGTGTTTCATTAAGTGGTTCTACAACCTCTTCATCTTTAAACTCTGAATTTAAATCTTTATTACTTACAGAATGATCTTCCTTAAAATCATCTATAAATTCCATTTCAATTCCTTCACCAAAAGGTGTTTCAAGGATGTTAAATACCTTTTCAGGTGTACCTTCTTTTTCTTTACTCATGTTTGCCTTATTAGTAATATACTATAAATATAACTGTTTTGGTTATTGTTTGCAAGCTCTAAAAATCAGACAGTTAACTAACCTTCTATAGCTTTAATACATTATTTTGTTTTAGATGCTTTAGCTCTAGCTGCTGCAATTTTCATTTTTTCAACTTCAAGCTTATTTTTCATTTCTTTCTCTTTAAGTTGATGATCTCTCTTCTGCATTAATTCTTGAGATTTATTTTGAACTTCAATAGCTCTAATTTTTTTATTTTCTAACTCATTCTTCATTTTAATCTCTTTATCCTTTTGAGCTAATACTGCATCATGTTTCTTTTTATCATGACCAAGTTTAGATTGCTCTAAAAATTGCTTAGAAGATAATTCTTGTTGTTTTAAAGCGTTAGCTGCAATTTCAGATGGATCGGGAATACCATTAGCATTTTGGTCCAAGTTTTCTTGTCTAGCAAACACACCAATCTCAGCAACTTGAATCTTAGTTTCATTATTAAGTTCTGCAATATATCTTTCTTGATCAAGTTTTAAATGATCTAATTCAACTTGTTCAGCATGCATTTGTTGTTGCATTTGCTCAACTTTCATTTCATGTTCTTGTTGAGCTTTACCTTGGTCAGCTTGACGTTGATAAAATTCTTCTTCTTTACGTTGTAATAATCTAACAATATCTCTAGGAGAATCATTCATTAATGTTTCTACAATAGCAGATAAATCTACTTTCTCAGATTGTAAAGCTACTTGAACTAATTGATCTAACTTAGCTTTTAATTCAAGATCTTTAGAATTGTTAGTTACAAATACATTAAACTCTGAAGATTCAAATTCATTTTCTTCTAAATTTAACATTTCTATACCCATGTCATCTAAAACATACTGAGCACTTAAACCTTTTTTATAAGCAATTTTAGCTACTTCAATCATAGCTGTGTAAGCTCTACGCTTAACTTCAGCATGAGCTTCATATAAATATTCAGTAATTAAAGAAGACTGGTTAACAGATCTTTCTACATTACCTACTAATTCTGAATTATTAATGGCCCCTAAACGTTGAGGTGTAACACCAGATACAAAAGCAACTTGTTGCTTAATGTAATCTAACATGTTGATATATTGTTGAATAGATTGACTAAGACTTAAATCAATTGCCTGGAACTGATTAAACTTGTTGGCTAATTGTCCAGTAGCTTGACCTTTCTTACCTTCTTCAAAACTATTGATAAAGGCAATATTCATCTCTTTCAGATAGTACATCCATCTGTCTAAGTCGATTCCATGTTGCTCAGGAATTTGAGCTAAGTCCATAATGAACTTCTTACCTTGATCAGAAGCAAATGCTATCTCTAATCTGTATGAAATAATATCATATAAATATTGGTAAGGTTTTAATCTATCTATTAAACTAACTGATTGTGAGTTAGTTGCTTCATAGATGAATCCTGTATAACCTAATCTACAGAAATAAGGATTATCTAATCTACGTCTTTGGTTAGCTTTAGGTTTGATTTCTGTATAAATATCAGTACCAATTTTAACACCTTCCCAAGCTTCATTAATCCAATACCATTCTACTTTAGCATCAGGATAAGCTTCTTTAAATATTCTGATATTAAATAATTCATCTACAATTTCAGTGTTAAGTGTACCTTCCTCATCAGTCCAGGTAACATCACCTATCTTTTTCATAGACTTCCATTCAACTCTAGTTACTCTAATAGAATAGTTATTACTATTATTTCCATTATAAGCATTAGTTGGAGTAACACCTGTAAAAGTGTTTTCACCATTTCTTACTTCAAATTGAGGTTCAAATCCACCTGCTGTATTAAAAGAACCAAAGGTCCCTCTAGTATAATTTTCTAATTTATCAATATCTGCCTTAGAAAGACTATCACCATATTCATCTAAAATAGTATTAATAGCTAACATTCTTTCTTCAACTACTGCTATTGCATCATCAATAAATGTAGTATCTCCATCAAGTATTACTGTTAAATTAACAGGGTTAACTCTACGCATAGCAACTTCACTATTTTCAATACCAACCCAGTAAATTTCTTCACCTGCAATTAAAGCATCTTTCCATCCTTGACTAAATAATAATCTACTATTAAGTTTCTTTTTAAGAACTTTTAATATCTTATTAGCTTTAGACTCAATTATATCCGACGGTGTATATTTTTCGTGTTTAATGATTTCTTCCGGGGGAGGTGGTGGATTATTAGGATCTGCATTAGGATCAATTTGATAAGCCAAACTTTGTTGTAAAGCTTGGAAAATCTTTTCTTTAATACCTGCAGTTTTTCTATTAATATCATCTGGAGATTCTGTTACTACAATATGGTTATCTGGTCTTTTAGTTTCCTCACCAATAAGTAACCTAATTGGTTCAGATATAATATCATAATGCTGAAATCTAGCTGAAAAAGTACCTGAGTTACTAATCCCAAGTGGATCACATATTGCTTCAATATCTTTATGGTTAACTTTACCATTGTATAAATCATAATTAATTAACTTTCTAAATCTATCAGAACGTAAATTACTACCATTAGTATATCTATAATTTGAATAATAATTAATGCAAGACTTACCCCATTCTTTGTCTTTACTAGACATAGGTAATTTTTGTTGTGGTAAATTCTGACCGCCTAAATTGGCATATATATCTTGACTCATTAGTTTGTACTTGCGTTAAATTGGGAACTTTTCCCTTTAAATATAAGATTTTTTTTCCAGAGTTTATCTAGATAGGTTCTTGAAGAACTAGTTGTATTTGATAGCTCTTCTACATGTATTCTATGTAATTCGTATGTTTGTAATATACATAACATTACGGCAATAACTCTATCTGTATTTATTTCACGATCGTAAGCTATTGTTTCTTTTAATAAAGGGATAGATTTAATTGTTTTAAATCTTGGTATTTTAACACCTTCTATTGGACTATCTACTTCCTCATAGAGCCATTTTTTATAATATAATTCACATTGATCTTTAATACCATTTGTTCCATTACTACCTCTATTCATATGAATACCATACCCACGTTGTACTTTAGAATCTTTAACAATATCTCTAATAATACCTGGTTGTTCACATAAATATTGTAAAGCATTTTTTTGTTCAAAATAAACTTTTAATCCTTTTAGTTGATTTTCATATAAACATTTTGCACTATAATAAATACATAATTTTCTACATACTTCATAGAAGTCTTCTGCGGTATTAGGTCTAGAAGTATATTCAGCTACAAGTTCATCACTAGTTCTATCTGCTCTATAAAATCTTTTATAAACAAAGAATGATCCTAATGATCCTGATTCTGATTTATCTTGATCGTAAGGGTCACATCCTGCTATATAAAGATAATTAGGTATTTCACCATTTTCATATTTCTCTGGATGTTCCCAGATTACTGCACAACTATCTGTAGAGAATGATTCTCCTGACTTAGGATCTTTTCTTAATGGAAAGTCTGTAATGTAATTTAACTCATCACTTGGCCTCCATTTAACTACCCCATCATCAAAAAATAACTCACCTTTCTGAGCTTGACCTCTAAGACTAGGTGTATTTTCTAAAGTACCTAACCATTCTAGCATTTCTGGAGAACCAAAAACGTTACCTTTATTTCTTAAGAATGCTTCTTTCCAATTAGTAGGGAACTGAGTAGTAATATTATGAATTGCTTTAGGATCCAAACCATGTTTAGCTTTAGCTCTTAAGAATTCAATATCATCTTGAGCAGCTTCATAATTAGAGTTACCATCATCATCTACCATAGGTTTTCTATACCATTTAGATTCTGGATTAAGACATAATCCTAACCTACCTTTTGTAGCAGAACTAAAGAATCCTATTCTAGCATTAGGATTAAATGGATCCTCAAAATCTAACATATTATACTTCTCGGGGTTAGTAAACATTTCATAGAAATACTTACTACCTGAATCCATATCACCTGATGAACCAAATACTAATGCTACACCGGTATAAGTAGAACCATCTTTAATCAAAGGTTCTGTATAACCATAAGTATCTGTAATATTATTAAATACACCGGCCTCATCTAATATTAACCAGGAAGCACTCAAACCTACGGCTGCAGTAGGGTTGTCTTTAAATGAAATAGCCCTAACTTCAGAGTTAAAACCCTTCCATACTTTAACACCACTTACTGTTGCCTGGTATCTGGCCTTAATAAAATCTTTAAGATCAGGGTTACGTTGTTTCCTAAATTCTGTATTCGTGTTAATAAAGTTTGAATTATCAACAACCATGTTCATTGTATTCTGACTGAATGAACTAAAGAATGCTCCAATTACCGCTTTACTATCTGGATAGAAGTAGAATTCATGTGTACATATTGCTGCAGCTTTATAAGACCAACCTTGACGACGACCTTTTACTGCAACTAAAGATTTCTGATTTAGTCTACAATATTCTACCATGTGGAAGAATTCGTAATCTAAATCTATAAACCTAGGAAAGATTTTAGATTTCTTTCCAGTCTTTTCATTAAGACCTAATATTGGACAGAAGTTTAAATAGAAGAAATGTTGACCTGTGATATGTTGACCACAAGAATTTGTAAATCCATTTAAACATTTATCTCTAACATCTTGCCAAAACTCAACATACTCTATAGTACCTGGAATAGAGTTAGTATATAATCCTGTTTTATTATATTGTTCAGCAAGATAAGAAAATTCCTTAGTTTTCTGAAAAAAATCTACACAGATTATATATTTATTGTCATTTAACATACTAATGTATCGTGATATTTAAATTTTGCAGCTTTACCATTAATAAAATTAGTTAATAAATGAGCTCTTTCTACTAAATCTTTTTTTTCTTCGAGATTTAAACCACTTAAATCTTCAGGTGTAGATTTTCTATAAATATCACATTCTAATTTAAAATTAGAATCTCCTATTCTGCAATAATGTTTATCTACATCATTCCATGCTGATTTAAATTCTACTGTAATTGGTGTTGTATATTCCATAATTATTTATATTTATTGATTTTCAAACATTCCCAAAGTGTTGTTTCCACGAACAGTATCACCAGAACTTTGTTCCTTTTGACAATTATTTAATGCTGCTTGAATAGACTCTTGCACTTTAGGCATTGCTATAATAGTATCAGTAATTTTTTTAATATTATCTTCATTATATTCTACAGTTTTAAAAAACTCTTCCATTTTATTAATAGATTCTTGAACTGCTTTAAATAACTTCATAGATGGAGTAGTATGAATCTTTTCATAAATTGCTATACATTCTTCTAATTCTTTAGTTAATTTAAACTTATCATCTTTAATAATATGATCTAATATTAACTTAGATCTATCAACATTACCATGTTGAAAGAATGGTGATTTAAATGAAGCAAAATACCAGGTATATTTAATTACATTAAAGGCATAAGTCTTATCCTTAGATTTATCTTTCTCCCAAATAGATTTGAATGGTTCAATAACCAAACATTCTGGAGCTATAATAATCTTACTATCTTTTAAATCAATTATTTTAATCATTTATTTATTTTATTATATTCCTTTTCAAAGAATTCAAATAGTTCTCCCATAAGATAACCATTTAAGTATGCATATGGTTCATTAGCCTTACCTCTATGAAAGAATATAGATTTATGTTCTAATATCTCTTGAATCAAATGAGAGATCTCATGTGAGATTGTATTCCAATATTTCTTTTTATCTGTATTACTAGAACTAATAATTATATAGAATATGTTTCTCTGTAATTTCTCAGAGTATTGATGATTACATAAGCCTAACCAAGTATCATCAGCATGTTCTATAATTCCATATTTTCTTTTAAGGGTTCTAAGTTGAGATTCAATAGAACCTACTCCTACAGAAACTAAAGCATCATATGGTTGAGCAATTATTTGTTTATGCATTATTTCCCTAATCCGTTAATAACAATTGGTGTAAAATATTGATCTCTTAATGTTTTATATGGATGATTAAATTTGTAAAATTCTCCATCGTATTTACCAGTAGTAAATTTAGATTTAACTAATCCTTTAGAATTTACATGTTCTTCTATTTGGAGAGATTCTATTATAAACATTTTATGCTGAAATACTCTCATAGGAATACGACTGGTAGTACAACCATTAAATTGTTCTGGTAAAGGATATTGAGATATGCATTCTAATTCTACTATCATAATTTACCATTTAGATTGGGGACACTTAGAATATTCTGAACGAGTTTTACTGATAAGTGGGCATTTACAAATGTTACAAACATTGTTTTTATTTTCTGGACATTCAGAACATATAACAGCTCTATCAATTGCTATTTTTTCAATTCGAGGATTCTCCCAAATTACATTAGACCACCCCGATAAAATTTCTTTAAGCTTACTCATCTTCTTTTAATTTTAAACGTTCAACATAATCTCTATTGTGTACTGTAGGTCTAAACTTACCTAGGTAAATTAATTGAACTACTTTACCTTCTCTGTTAGACATGGTATCTCTAATTACTCTGAACTGGGAATCACATATCCTTTCCAATTCAATTTTAGACAAACCAAACTCACTCTTAATTTCATCCAATATTTCCTCATAGATATTACTTTTAGTTGAATTCATTATACAAAACTTAAGTTAACTGAATCATGTTTTAAGATGTGTAAGATATTAGGATTAACTTTAAGTGTATTCTTATCAACTTGTTGAAATACTTTCTTAGTAACTAACTTCTTAATGTAGTTATTAAAGTTAAATTTATCCATGTCTAATGACATACGTATATCTGTTCTAGAATCTTTATCAAGAATAGAGATTTGTTTATCTACAATAACAACTAAGATCTCAATTTCCTTTTCAGTTAAATGTCCCATAATAGGATTTAACATCTGAATGAGATATTTAGTTTTCTGAGATATGGGAAGTTTAAGTTTGAATTCCATTAGTTTAATCCTTTATTACATAAATCTCTAGCACTAATACATTTCCAAGATGTTCCTTCAATAGTTACACTAAATAAACACCAATCAACTATATCTTGGTAAAATTGATCATAAAAAGAATTACTTTCATCTAATGTAATTACACTATGAAATCTTTTTCTAAAACAATTGTGTACTCTAGTGTCTATAACTTCAGGATCAATATTTTTAGGTATAAAATTTAATTGAAACTCAGTAACATATTCACCAGCTTCATTAATAACCGGTTCTAATACTTTATATTCAAATCTACCGTAGCCTTGTTTAGATCTAACTTTAGAATCTGCTTGTAGGTTTATGATTTTTAAAAATGTATCTATAAATTCTTTTGTAACTTTCATACTATAAATATAACTGATTTAGTTATTATAACCAAATTTATTATATAACTAAGTTAATTATACTTGTTATTAGATACAATAATCCCCTTTAGATTTTTAGATCTAATGTTTGGATTAGTTGTGAACTTATATCTACCTGTCTTTAACCCTCCTAGTAAACTAGTGTCTGCATGCTTTATTCCTGTTAATTCAGGAGGATACTTTATACCTCTTGCTGCAGCTGTAGAATTTCATTATTACAACCTTTTGTACCTATCGGTGACACCTCATCTACTATAATCTCTATTATTTCAAGAGTGTGGATTACTAACCAACTTCTAACCAGGTTTTAACTTATTAAGTGATACCCTGGTGAATTACTTTATGTAATAGTACTATACAAATATAGTGAATTTATTTAACATTTCCTAATTTTTTATTATCTACTTTTTGTTTTTTAACACATTCTTTACACACATTAGTATTGTAAAATTTATCTTTATAATATCCACTAGGACCTTTTCTAACTTTACAGTGAATACAGGTTTTAAAAGTTCTCTTCTGAGAATCTAAAGGTATAGTTAAAATATAATACATTATTCTTCAGTTATAGGACTAGTCCCAGTTAATAGGTAAAATTGATTAATCTTCTCAGACATAATTAACTTGTCATTAATATGATCCATATCATCATAATCTAGTTTATCATTATATCTTTTTTTACATACACCCATTTTAAGGTAAATTGATCCATCAGGTAATATACCTTTAATTTGGTGATCTAGGAAATTCTTTGATTTAAATTGTTCTCTACTCATGTTATTTAATATTTAATTGTTGTTGTAGTTTAATTAATTCAGATTTGTTTTTAATTTTAAATCTCATAACCCATTCTCCAGGTACATAAGATGAATATGCTTGTATTTTAATAACCCAATTATCATCTTGTTGAATTAACCAATAATGAATACCATTGTTAAATCCAAATTCTTCTGTTTTTTGAAAAGTCATTAACTGTCTTCCTGTAAATGGTGATTTTTTAGAATCTCTTAATTCCTAACCTAAACTTTCTATATCAGATTGGTCTAGTGTTTTGACTCTAATAGTCTTGGAATATAAATGAGTTCCTATTTGGGATAATCTAATAGATTTTAAATCATATTTAAATCTATGCCAGTTTGTAGGAATATAGTTATTCTCTTTATAAGTAGCGATTCTATCATCATACTTCTCAAACTCAAATCCTACATGAAACTCTTCTATTGTAGGTATGTAGTATAAGTTATTTTCCATTTGTATAGTTTTTATCAATATTCCATTTATATTCTACATTAGTATCAGATTTATGATTATCTGTTAATATGCTTAAAGCTGATTTGTAATGTGAAGTATCATATCTAATCTTCATATAGTTACTTAATGCTTTAGCAAATTCCTTCCAAGGATCTTCATCCTTCCAAAACTGTTGTTGTTTATATTCTGATATACTAACCATTTTGTAAATCTTTAATAATATAAATTAAAATTTCTTTTTCTGTAAATTTATTTCTTCTTTGAATTTCATTATATTTAGGGTGAATAAATTGACCAGTAGTTAATAAGCTACAATAATATGTAGTTCTACCATTTATCAAACTTAAATCTTTACATTCACCATATTTATCAAATAATACTTTCATTACCAACTAAATTGTTCTTTAGGTCCATTAATAAAATACTCAGTTAAGAGTTTATTTCTAAAAGCTCTATACTCAGTTGCTGTACCAGAAACTCTAGATGAAGGTTTAATTATTTGAATATACTGATCTAATGTAATAGTATATTCTCTGAATCCTATAACTAAAGTTACATGTTCAGCATCCGGAATTCTGTATTTAATCTCTACATTCATGATATAAAAGTAGTAATTTAGTTTAAATCTACCAAATTTATTTTAAAATTAGGTGACATAGAATATGGCTTTTTTAAAATTATAACCTGATAATAAATTATAGATTTAAGGGTATGACCTTAAGATTTATCTGTGTTTGAGATTTTAAGGTATTCAATTGCTTTAATAAAATTACTAACTTTATCTTTCATACTACCTAAAGCTAAATTACAAGATGAGCATAGTAATCCTCTAACCTTATTGGTTTCATGACAATGATCTACATTAAGTTTATCATACCAATCTTCACAAATAAGGCATTTTCCTTTTTGATTAGTATACATTAATTGATATTCTTCTAAAGAAATATTATATCTATATTTTAATCTAAATTTTCTTTTTCTTAAAGACTCTTTAATAGGGTCTTCTTTTCTTTTTAAAAATCTTATTTTGTTTCTACAAACCTTACAACTACTCATTTTATTAACTTTATGATTAGAACACCAGGAGAATAATTCAACATCTTTATTTTCATTACATGTTATACATTTTTTCAATCCTATTAATATAGGTTTATGAGGTTTATGACCATATCTACATTCTTTGCATGTTCCATGATACCCATCTTTATTAGCTTTACATAAAGTAAAGTCTTTAAAATCTTTGTTTATTTGACATTTGTTACATATTTTCATAGTACAAATATAACTAATATATTCTATTCTTCCAAACTTTAGAACAATTATTTTTTAATTTTTTTTAAAATTTTATGAGTATTTATTGATGGGGCCCACCCTTAATCGACCTACCCCCACTAAACTTTGAGAGAAAGTCAAATCAATTCTCTCTTAAAAAACTATCATTATGAAAATCTTATTTAAAGTATCTGCTGTTGAAACTAGAGTTAATCCAAAGGATAAATCTGAGTTTATTTCTTTATCATTAGTTAAAGAAAAGAAAGTTGAATTGAATGGTTGTGTAACTAATGCTAAGCTATATGCTGATCATGCATGTGCATCTACTACTCTTAATGTAGGAGATACATTCACATTTGACTCTGAATTGTATAACATGGTTCAAAGACCTTATGCTAATGCTGAAGGTGTTACTAAAGTAGCTAATAGCATCTTTGCTAGAGCTGAAGTTTAATAGAGGGGAGAGTAATCTCCCTTCTTATTTTAAGCTAAACCCAATGATTTTTAGATTAAACCCAATTAATTATTAATTAACTAGTTGATTTACAGTTAATTAATAGAATTTAATTGATCATTGAGTTGGAGAGCACATCAATCCCATCCTCTATTCCCCTATTTTCACAAACCATATATACATAACAGTCTTATATATTAATAGCTTAAACAAACTTATTACTAACCTCAAATAACTATCACTATGAAAACTTTACCTTACCCAATACCAGAAACATTAACTAAAGAGAAAGAACTATTAATTGCTAAATGTGACTTATTAATAGAAGCTTTTACTGAATTATGTAAAGAAGAATCTAAAAGATTAGATAACATTAAACAACAAGCATTAGCAAATAGACAATTTAAATATTCTATTTTAACTGATGAATATGGTTGGAAAAGATTATATAAAGAATGTACTCCTGAAACTATTGTTGATAAAGATATACATTCTAAAGGACAATCTAATGCATTTAAAATAATAAACAATGTATTATTTTATGCACATTATGATGAAAAAGCTAAATCATATTGTGAATATACTAATACAGTAGCTAACAAATTAATACCTCAAGGAATATTTGATGAAACTACATTAGAATCAATCAATATTAACTGGTAAACAACTAAAATCTTCTAACGGTGGTCGCCTGAAGATTTAACTAATTCTCAATTCGCAAATTGCAAATCAATCTAATTCAATCATTAATTAACTAAACTATCACATTATGAAAACATTATTATTAATCATTATTCTATTGACAATCAATACTATAATTGTAATTTCAACTAATTAACTAACCATTTAAAAACTATCATTATGTCAATATTTAAAAATATTACAGAAGGTTATGTTAAAATAATAATAAATACCAATTTATCTTTTTATTTAAGATATTACAATAACAATAAACAAATGTTATTTAGTTATTTAAATATTACTCTAAAATTACCTCATACAACAACTAATTTAGAATTTAATAACCAATTTAATCAATTTATTAACAATATAAAAAACTATTATCATGTTAAACACATTTCAAAAAACTACACCATCAGGTAAACCAGTTGTTAATAAACAAACTAAATTACCCGAATTTACAAAATCAATTAATCAACGTTTACATAAAGTATGTAAAGAATTAGGTATAGAAACTAAATGGTGTGATAAAACATTTAAAGTTATACCACAATATACACCTGAACAACGTTGGAATAATATTCGTACTTCAGTATCAGTATTAACTTAATTATTATGAAAGTAATATTTATATTAGGTATTCTTCAAGGAATATTTATACTATTAGCATTCATAGCTATGATATATGAAGAAAACAAAAGAAGAAATAATAACTAAAAATCAATTAGTAATTCCACTGTAAATCATTAAATCCTGATGAAGGACACCAGAAAGTCTGGCATGTTTGTGGGTTACTAATTGATTATCAATATTAAAATATAGGAAAGCTATAATGCAGTACGATATAACTAGCCAAGCTGATTATATTAGGAATGTTCCTATATTTTATACCAAATTATCAATCATTTAAAACTAAATAATTATGGAAATATTAATAATAATATTATTGGTATTAATATTAATTATAACAATAGTGTATATTTATATAAAAGATTACAAAAAAACTTATTATAAATGTATATGTTTTGGAATAACTAGTTATACCACTATAAAATGTCAAAAATGCAAATAACACATTAAAATCACTTGCTTAAAATAAATTATTAACTAACTAAAAACTAATCACAATGAATCAAGATTTATTACTCTTAATTGCATGCATATCATTATTATTTTATGGATGCAATGTATTAGCAGATTGTACATTTGATAGACCATTATCAGCACATTTTGGATATGGATTAATCTGTATAATCTCAACATGGCAAATTATACCAGCCTTAGCAATAGGTATATTAATTATATTTGTTATCTATTCATTAGTAATACTTACTATATGGTTAGCAAATTATAAAACTAAACATCATGCTAGCAACTATAAAAACTCGTGAAGAAGAAGTGTACTTTGCATTTGTTAAATATCAATTAGCAGATCATGCATGGTTGTATGCAAGTATTTTATATTCATAAACAATATTAAACAATCAACAAGCTCTCATATAATATTATTAAAGACTTTGAAGTCACAGCTTAATTTGCTCAATGTGTTCTATACACTTTAATATTATATCATCTTGTTAATTGTTAATAGTCCAGTGTAAACTTATTACACTAAATCAATTAAAAACAAATAAATAAACAATTAATTAACAATTTAAAACAAATCATTATGAAAAATTCAGTCGTAGTAACAGCAAATCCAGCAAATGGTCAAGTATTCACTTCTAGCGGTGTATCTGAAAAAGATGGTAAAGAATACGGATTTATCCGTGTAGAATCAACAGAAATTGATTTCTCTGGACCAGTAGCTCAAAAGAAAACTCGTTCGGCTTTAAAAGCTATGAGTCGTGAAACATTTGATGCTGCAGAATTAGCAGCAGGATCAGTAATTCCCGGACATATTGTTGTGAAAGAATCTACAACAAAAAATCCTAACAGAACTAACCAATTACCTAAAACACAAGGTAAAGATGGTGGAGTTTTGTTATTAAACGGATTACCAATCTATCGTGAAACAGAATTCACTACAGATTTATCTGTAAAAGATGAAATGCTTAAACATACATCAGTAGGTGCTCCTATTGCTGTTGCTTCAGCACAACCACTTAATTCTTAGGAATTAATAACTAGTTTCTAGAGATTAAGGAGGGTTCATTACCCTCCACTAGTTCTTTTATAGAGTTTAGTGTGATAGTTTTTCTCTATACATTTAAGTATTATGTAAAATACTCCTTGTAGGTTAGTTGGTCAAACCTTACTTTAAAATATTGTAACTTAGTTACAGAAGAAGAGCCAGACATATAATAGTAAAGTTACTGGTACATGGGATAACTGTTAATTTAGAAATATTGTTCCTCAAAACAATTTAAGCTTTAGATGGTAGTTCAATTAGGCTTTCTATTACAGTAATTACAACAGAAATACAGATGTGAGAATTTGTAGAGTATGTTGTAAACTGTTTAAATAAAATATTAAAATATTAATCAAAGTTGCGTACTATGTGATGCTGATTATAACCTCACCAAGATTAAGTGCGACCTGGGACACATTCAATAACTTAAATATATTATGGAAACATTTAAAGACATTATAGGCTGTGAAGGTCTATATCAAATCAGTAATTTAGGTTCTGTTAAAAATACTAATAGAAATAGTATATTAAAACCTAATAAGAATAGTGGAGGTTATGAAGTTGTAATCCTATATAAAAATAATAAACCAAATGCATTTAAAATACATAGACTAATTGCTATACATTTTATTGATAACCCTAATAATTATCTAATTGTTAATCACATAGATAATGTTAAAACTAATAATGATATTAGTAATTTAGAATGGGTTACAATTAGAGAAAATACATGTCATGCTTATAATTTAAAAAATACATCTTCTAAATACCCAGGTGTTTCTTGGTATAAAATAGTGAATAAATGGAGAGCTAGAATTCGTATTAATGGTAAAGAAACATATATTGGTTATTATTCAACTGAAGAGTTAGCTTCTAAAGCATATAATGAATATCTTATAAAATACAATATCCCTAATAGATATTCTAACAAAACTTAATGTGTTGTCCTTTAATTAGGCATGATAAAAGCATCTAAACAGTGTGTATATCTCAGCATGAAACCATCAATCAGGTGAGAAGCCTGTTCTTTTTAAACTAATTCACTCAATCATTAATCAACTAAAAATCACAAATCATGAAACAATCTACAATGACTAAACTATTATTAATTGGATTATTAATAGTTGCTATTTCAGCATGCTCTTTAGCACAACAAGGTTTTGACACTAATATGTTTAAAACTAAAACAGAACTTAAAAAATTAGATCAAAAGACTATTAAATTAGATCTTGCTATTAAAGTTGACAATAAAGATATATATGATACCACATATGTATTAAACATTGTTAATTATAATACAGGTAAACTAACTAGTATGAAAGTATCTAATAAGTTTATAATATACTTAGATTACAATCAAGAATTTGAAATCTCAGTTAATTATAAAGGAACTAATACTAAAACTATTATTGTAGATACAGATAGTCCAATTGATAATTGGTACATCATATCAGGTATTCACTTAGAAACAACTAACTCTAATAGAATATTAGCAGGTGGTATTAGATATGATGCTAAATTACAAACATTTAGAAAGTATAAAAACTAATTGTGGAGGCTAGATTAATTCTAGCTTCCCTTTTTTACAACCGTAACTTAAACTTAAAAACTATGAAAAAATCAATCTTATTATTATCAATTATAACTATATGTTATGCTTGTCAAAAACAAACTATTGAACCAACAGTTCAGAATAACATACAACAATCTACATGTGGACCATTAGGTGATTGTTTCTCAGGTACATATGTATTTGATTCAATCTTAAGCTCTAATGTACCTAATAATCCATATCAAGATACAGTATGTAATGGTTTAACTTGTATTATATCTTATGAAGGTGATACAATTATTAATGGTGGAAATTATATTAAATATAATGCTGATTCAGCATTTAATAGTACACTTTTTTTATCACAAGGATCTATAACTAATTTAAATGCTATGATTTGGAGTAAAAATGATGCTTATAATAATGTATTTGCATTACAAACTAAAACAAACAAAATATTAGTTTTCAAAAAGATTTAATCATCAACACACTATATTATTAATTTAATATAGTGTGTTTAAATTAAGAATTACTTTTTATTAGGTGCTGTTATAAGCTGACGGTTACGAATGTTACTATGGAAAATTAATTTAAAAAACAAATACAGATGGATAATAAAGGAGAATATTTAGGCTTATGTAATTTAAGCTCTTGTAAAACACACAAACCAGCAACTTATTATAATTACGGTACATCAAAATACTATTGTAAAGAATGCGCTGAAAGGTTAAATAATGATGAATATAATCAAAGAGATGCTATGCGTATATTTGGACATGATTTATGTATTGAGGAATCAATAAGACCTAAAAGAATAGATGAAATACCAACAACTGAACCATTTATTTTAACCAATCCTTATATTGGATTAGGCTCTGATTTTACACCAACCGTAAGGCATAACCCTTATATTAAATCTGAACCAAGTCAACAAAATAATGATTTATGTAATTGTGAAAGTGGGTTGAAATATAAAAAGTGTTGCAAAACTGTTTCAAAGTAGCTACCGTTTGCTTATAACTACTTGCTAAGACCACCTAACCTACTTAACTAACTGATAATGAATATAGAAACAATTAAACCCTAAATAATATATATGCAAGAATCAAAATTTAAAAAACTGGAAAACTTATTTTCCTGGGCCATGTTCTATTCAAATGGAAAAAGTTTAGCAGTCCAAACTAACAGAGATGAAGTTAAATTTACTAAAGTACAAAAAGAAATTAACGACCTTAAAAAACAAGTAATTGATTAATTATGTCTAAACCAGTTAAAGTACAAGATACCTTAGAGTATCAACAACGAAGAGTTCAAATCTTAAAAGAGATTAATGAAAACAAAGTATCTATTGATAGAGAATGTTTTAAAAAATCTCATATGGAAAAATTAGAACTAAAGAAAAGAATTAAAGAGTATAAACAATCAATTAAAAAATAATGGCTAAAATCATAGATTTTATAATCATAGTGTTTTTAATAGTATTAGTAATTTATTTAATTGCTACATTGTTTAAAGCTCCTAAGGAAGAAGCTCCAACTAAACAACGTAGTACTAAAGATGAATGTGAAATTCTTATTAAAACACTTAAAATGAAGCTAAAAATAGCTCATGAAGACGCTATTGCAGGTAAAGCTGATGCAATTAGTAAAATGACTCAATATGAGTTAGAATTAAAACAAGCTGAAGAATTATTAACAAAATACAATTAAAAACAAAATGGGAAATTTAAATTTAAAAAAAGTCTTCATGTTAGGTGGAGCAGTATTAGCATTAATTTTATTAATTAGTTTTAATCCTTTCAGTTACAATCCTGCAGGATCTAGAACTTGTGTAACAAGTGCATCAGGTAAACAATCTGTACAATTTTCTGCAGGAGTATTTTATGCAGGATTCTTTTCTAAAGAACAAGAATGGTCTAATCAAATTTCAGTATCATATACAGATAGTATACCAGATTATGATATGCATGATAATACTATTGAAATAGGTAGAATTAATATTAGATTTAATGATGCAACTACAGCTTATGCTAATGGTATTACACAATATGTATTACCTAGTGGTGAAAAAGAAATGTTAGAAATTCACAATACTCATAGAACACCTGAAGCTTTAGTTAAACGTAGATTAGCTCCATACACTCAAGAATGTTTACAAAGTAGTGCGCAGCTTATGTCAAGTGAAATGCATTATAGTGGTGGTAGAGCACAAATGGTTCAAGATTATATTGATCAATTAAGAAATGGTGCATATTTATTGAAAGTACAAAAGAATAATGTTTATGATAGCTTAGAAAAAAGTTATAAAACAGTATATGATGTAGTTCCTCAATTAGATAAAAATAACCAAACTAAACGTAAATTTAGTTCTATTAAAGAATATGAAATTAGTGTAGGTGATGCTCAAATCACTGATGTTGATTATCAATCTCAAGTTGATAAAATGTTAGCTAAGAAAATTGAAGCTTCAACTAATGCTTCTGTATCTAAACAACAATTAATGACTGCTCAACAACAAGCTTTAACAGCTGATGCACAAGGTAAAGCTTCATTAGTTAAAATTGAATATGAGCAAAAACAAAAGCAATTAGTATCCATTGTAGCAGCTCAAACTCAAGTAGAATTAGCTAATCAAGATTTTGAAAAACAAGCTATTCAAGAAAAAGCAGCTATTAAAGAAGCTAGTAAAATTAAAATCTTAGCGGATGCTGATGCTTATGCTAAACAGCGTATTATTCAAGCTGATGGAGCTTTAACTCAAAAGTTAGATGCTGCTATTGAAGTACATAAAGCTTGGGCTGAAGCATTTGGATCTTACACTGGTAATATTGTACCAATGTATCAAATGGGAGGCTCTGGTTCTATGAATGGTGGTTCTAATTTTATGGAAATGATGACAGCTAAAATAGCTAAAGATTTCTCAGTAGACATGAAAACTAAATAACTATGTTGATCAAATTATTAGCAATCAGTGCATTTATTGGATTAATATTCTATTTAATGAATAGAGATTCAAATAGAAATGATGTATATCATAAGTCAAAATCAGAAGAAGATAATCTTGTTGATGATGAGAGAAATGATACTGATCATTAAAACATTTCCTTCGCCAGGAATATCCTGAACAGTTTAATCCATACTAAATGTCTACGGTAATAATAAATGGATTTTATGGGCCCGACATGGTCATACCTTTGATTACAATATGTAAAGCAAGTATCGCATTGCCTACTAATCCGTGCGATTAATAAATTAGTTGGTAACCGTTTAAATGGAAACATTATAACAAATGAAGTAGGAACTAAAGCAGATTTAGCCTTCTTGTCAAAGCCATCTGCAAAAGTGATTCAATTCACACCTGCTACTGTTGAAGCAGAATTAGAGTTAGCAGCCTAAGTTCAACAAATCCAGGGAGTTATCAAGACCAGGACTGTATGGTTAAATAACACAGTTTGTTCATTCTAGAAAAATGGAATATCCTAGTCTGCGGAGAAAAATTAGAATAAACTTGTAATAGAAAAGCATAAAACTAATCAGGGGCACCCGGGTTCGATTCAAAAGGATCGACTGTCAAGTAATTGACAGATATAAAACAGGATGAATTGCTGGAAAGCTAAGTTGTTGTGAAACAATATGCCAATCAGCAGCCAAGCTTTGGGTACACCCATTGAAGGTTCAGAGACTACTGGAGAACTATAGTGTTCTTAATTACCAGAATTAGCGTCCTGCTCCTTAGATTTTATTTTAATTAATAAAGACTCTAAGGATGATGATATAGTCCGAGATTTAGCTATTTGATATAAATAGTCTTGCGAAAGCAAATTGGAATGTATCATTCTATGATGATTTGGACATACTGATATTAAATTTTCAATAATAGATTTACCACCTTTTGATACATGTATAATATGATGAGCATCTCTTTGAGCCTCATCCCAATTACATATTTCACAAGGATATTCTTTTATTAAAATTTCTAATTGTCTATCATAAATATTACCAGATTTCTTTTTAAATCTATAATTTTTTAATTTACAAGATTGTGAACAATACTTTGTAAATAAAGATGAGGATTTAAAAGAATTTGAACAATGTTTACAAATTAAATCATTTAAATTTTGTTCTCTTTGTGTGTTATTATATATAGCACCACAAGTTATTGAACAAAATTTAGCATTACCTCGTTTAATTTCACGAATATCTGCTAAAAATAATACATTACATTGTTTACAATTTTTATCTATTTTCATATGTAAATATAGTAATAAATAAAATAATAAACAAATAAATCTTGCCCGGCGGGTCCACTAAACTATACTAATTGAAGTGGCTCAATAAAACCGAGAGCCTTGAAATAAGCAACCGGGTATTAGTATAGTTTTTAAAATGGGGTAATGAAAGCATAAATACTAGTTGGTGTGGTTCAGGATGCAACTTTATACTTTTTAAAATAGCCTGTAGAGGTGTTCAATGTATAATGCCGTAGGTTCAAATCCTACTTACCTCTCTATTATCGTTAGAACAAATGACTTGGGCGAGAATTTGCAACAAAAACCAAGGATGTGTAGTTACAGGGGACTTTAACCCGACCATGATGGAAGTAAGCTCAATTGGCTAGAGCTCAGGGAAAAACCCGCTGGTGTATAGGTTCGAATCCTATCTTCTGTCCAATAAAATAATATAATCAATTATGGCTAGCTTACCATAACTTTAATAGTGCTGACCATTCGCATATAAATCAACTTAAGAACGGTTTATAGCTTGGAGGAAATCTATAACTAGCATTACTAGGAAGATGAGAGTACAGAACATGAACGTCGTAAGACAATTATGTAAAGCAGATTATATTATTTTATTTTAAAATATTAATTAAAGATTAAGTACCTCGAACACAGGTGAGGAGTTAATTTATGAACCTATAATCAAAGTATTATTGTATAAGCTTAAAATTTAATTATTGCTGTCGATAGCAAATAACCACTTAGAGAAATCTAGGTGGTTTATTATAAAAACTAATCACTAAA